AGCGGTAGCCACGTTAGCCGCGAGCGTACTGTCGTAAGCGACCGTGGCCGACTGAGCCTGCTTCACGGCCTTCCACACAGTACCCCACGTCAAACTTGCATCACCTGTTGCCTGGCGCATACGGTTGCCCATCTGCAAATAAGTGGCAGACATCGACACAGCCGCAGCCTTCGTAGCCAACAACCCAACACGCACTGTCGCCACAGCCGCGAGCGCACCCACAAACGCCTGAATAGGGGCAGGTAGCTTAGCGAAAGCGTTAACGATGCCCGTCGCAGCAGAAATCAGCAGCTTGAACGGAACCATGAAGCTAGAGTTCATAGCCGCGCCAGCGTTCTGCAAGGCGTGCTGGAAAGCCTCGACCTTCGCGGCCATAGTGTCCATGATGATGCCCATCGACTCATCAATGAACGTCGTGCCCTTAGAAGCCGCCTCAGCCTCCTTCAACTGCTGCACATACAGACCGACGCTGTTCGACATACGCGACAGCAATTCAACATCACGCACGTTCTTGAAGCCCAAGTCCTTAATAGCCTGAGCCTTCTCAACCTTGTCGCTGATACCAGCGAGGTTCTGCAAGATGCCCTGGAACACCTTGTTCGGGTCGTCCCGCCACAACTTCTGGAACTCAGCGTCAGTCACACCGACAGCCTGAGCGTACGTGTGCATCTTCTCGCCACCATCAGCAGCAGCAGAGTTGATCGAGTTGAAGATACGCTGAAGCGAGCCGCGCGCCCATTCCTTCGGGATAGCGAGCGACGACAACGTAGACGACAGTGCAAGAATCTCATTCTGAGTGAAGCCAGCCGACTTACCCTGAGCAGCAATCGACACAGCCATGTTCGCAATCTCAGGCTCAGTCGCAACCGACTTAGCACCAAGATCAGCAATCTGGTTAGCAAGGACCGCGTAGCCGTCGCCCTTACCAGGTGCCGACTCTTGCAGCTTGCCCATCATCTCACCGAAACGACCAAACGCAGTAGAAGCCGACTCGACTTCCATACCCGTCACAGTAGAGAACTCAGCGACAGCCTTCGTAAAGTCCTTCAACTGATTCGTCGGAATGTTCATCTGCGCACCAAGCGTACCAATCTTCGACAGGTCAGCAAACGACGTAGTAGTTGTCGTAGACAAATCAGTGTAAGACTTCTTCAGCTCATTCAAGCTCTGTGTCGTACCCTGAGCGGTACGCTCCACATCAGCAAATGCGCGCTCCTGCGCAATACCAGCCTGAGCAGCAGACGACACCACACGACCAATGCCAGCGGTAATAGCGCCGTAGTACAAGGCCATATCACGAGCAGCATAACGAGCGTTCTCAATAGCGTGCTCACTCATACGAGCATTAGCGCGAGCATTACTCGCATCAGAACGAATCGCAGTACGCTTAGTCAGCTCTTCTTCACGGATACGCGCACGCTCAGTACGAGCAAGCTCAGCCTCACGAGAAGCCTCAATACGGGCAGATGCACTAGCGACAGCGGCGGCACGCTTAGACTCAGCAGAAGCCGTCGTTGCAGCAGCCCTAATCTCAGCCTGCTCCAAAGCGGTGAGCGCTTGAATCTCAGCAAGACGAGTAGCCTCAGCGCCCTTCGCCCGCACAAGGCTACGCTCATCCTTACCCTTCTGCTTCTGCAACGGAAGAGCATTATCCTCACGCTTCACAGAAGCCTGCGCACGCAGCTTTTCAGCCTGAGCCTCAGTCTTACGCGCCTGCGACTGATTCAACTGAGCCTGAGCCTTCTTCGCCTTATTCTCAGCCTCAGCCATAGCATTAGACGCAGAAGCAACCTCACGCATAGCCGAAGCAGTATCCTTCAGCTTAGCGATATGGTCCTTACTTAGGTTGTTCATCGTGCGAGTCTCACGGATGAACTGTCGATACGCCGAAACAGCCTTATCGACACCAGCCGACAAATCAGCCTTACTAGCATCCCCAGCAGCCTTATTCAACGAGCCAAGTGCATCCGCAACCGACTTCAGCGCAGATGCAGAATCGCGCATATTCTTGACCTTCGAGCTGTCAAGCTGCAAGGAATCAAGAACGGTCCCGCCACGACCAGAAGGTGCCTTCAGAGAAGCGACAGCACTCTGAAGCGAACCAATCTGCTTTTCCAGAGCACCAATGCTCTGTGCCGCCTTATCTGCCCCAGCAGCGTTAACGTCAATGTCGATCTTGATTGACTCGTCTGCCACCTTAACTCCTAAAACGAAAAGTCCTTGATACCACTTCAATGATACCAGGGACTTTTCCTACCTAACCTGCTCAAGCGCTTCAAGAGGCGACGGCAACGGCTCTTTCGTACCGTCCGAGTATTCGACAGTGCCCATCACCGTGTATGTGCTTTCACCTGGCTTGGTTTCCTTCGCGTGCTCACGATGTCGATCAAGCTCAGCACACGAATAACACGTCGATGTCTCAACATGAAACTCAATTGCACTATGCTCACTGCGACCGTACCAAAGCGGCGTACCGCACTTGTTACACAGACTATCGAGATAATACTGATAACCCGCAGCCAAAGCCAGGTCCAAGTTAGTGTATTCAGTTTGATCTATCGGCTCCGAGTCAAGCTCATCACCAATCCACACAGGCGCAACCCGAGCAAACATGCCGTGCGCGCCAGTAAACAGCGTCGGAGGCTTACTCTCCGCTCTCGCCGTCTTCAGTAGAAGAATCATCCACTGGTTCTCCGGCTTGCTCAGCTCCGTCCCCACGAAACGTAGGATCAGAAATCGCCTCAGCCACCACAGCTCCAAGCTCTTGCGCGTCCTTCCACGTAGCGCAGATTTGCACCCACAGGAACTCGGGCAGATGACCACGCAGCTCCGCAGCCTCGGCATCCGACAGGCCATTCTTCGACTCGCCTGTAGCATTGTCGATGATCTCAACACAAGCGCGGGCAACGACGTATTCCATCAGCCGGTCTTCACGCTCGACTTCAATGATTGCCTTTTCCTCAGCACTCTTGTTCTTTGTGGAGAAGAACTTGTCTTCCCAGACATTACGCTTCAGGACATTAAGTTCCTTGTTCGACAGCGCACGCAGACGAAGAGTAATCGTCTCCTTACGAAGCGCCTCAAGCTCTTCCTCAAGCTCGACACCGGGGGCAGTGTCGGTAATAGAACGAGACAGAGGGGCCTCGACCAACTGTGCGGTCTTAGCCACCTCGACAAGTTGAGCGAAACGCTCCGCGTTCTCAGTGTTCAGCGGCACGTCAATAGCCTTGACCGTAGGCTTGATGGACGAGATAATCTTAGACAACTCAAACATGTCTACTCCAATCAGATATGAGAATACCCCCGCACCTCGGAGGCACAGGGGTATTCTAGCAGAACTGATCAGGCAGTGACAGCCTTGTTCAGTTCCATATAGCCTTGAGGCAAGAACGGGACGGTGAACTGGATTGGCTTATCGCCGTCTCCCAGCTCGTCCTTTGGGTTGTCCGGCACGACCTTGAAGGCCGACAGCTCCATACCAGCCTCGACAGCAGTGCCCTGTCGGAAACCGATACGCTGGACCAGGTAGCCTTCCTTAATACCATCAAGCGTTCCACGCTTGAACAACTGGAAAGCCTTATCGTAGACGGAGGTGTTACCCGCCGCCTTCTGACCAGCCGCGATAGCCTCGCGGAAGAACGTCAGCGAAGCCTCGTAGTTGGCAATGGTCGGGGTCTTCGCGTTACCCGAATCACAAATGGTACGCGAATCATCCGTGTCAGAGTCCGTCGCACCGAGCGTCATACCCGCCGCGATAGCACACGAAATGTCAACCGCCTTCGGCGTACCACCCGTGTAGGTAGCAGCCTTAAACAGGTCAGCAACGTTAGTAATGGCATCAGCCGGAACCCACCAAATGGTGGTGTTCGGCGACAACATCTTGGGCATCAGTATTCCTCCTTGTGGGAAACGATATCGTCATCTTCAATGGTATCATCCTCGCCGCAACACTTGGCCTGTGTAATCGGCGTATTGTCATCGACAACCTCATACATGTCCGGCAGAACAGCCAGCTCATCTTCAGTCTTGTCGCAGACAATATTGGTAAAAACATTGCGCACGCGCAATTCACTCACCCCTATCCAGGTTGACATAAAAACTCATACTGTGCTGATAAACCGTAGGCCGCAACGTGGAATCGTAATCGCTATCAGTACCAACAGACGCAGCGATATTCACCCCATTAGACCCATCAACCAACACAGCACCAATGAGCTTCTCTTTCACAACCGACACAAGCCGATTGAGAAGTTTCTTATTCACAGCGTACACGTCCACCGTGAAAGGATGCTCGTACACATCCATAGTGTGACCACCAAGCGACACATACTCGTCCAACTGACGATTAATCTCAGCGCCACCGTGGTACACAATATAGAGAGGCACCTTCGTATCACGCGAAAAAGAGTCGAAAACCTCAACATCCTTAATCGTGCGCAAAAGAGCCAGACAAGCCTCGTCAAACTCCAAGGTCCTATCCGTCACTTCAGCCTCCCATAGAACTCTTCGCGGAACACAGCCGTCACACGGGGCAAATACTTAGCCGGGGTAATACCCTTCCCCTTGTCGCCGCCAGTAGGCTTGCCACGCAAACCAGAACGCAAATAACCAGAAGTGCGCTGACTGTACGTGCCGTTCTCCTGCCACGAATAGTACGGCTTAGCACGGTCCCAACGATGCCAACCGATCTCGACAACCTTACCGCCCTTAGACGCATCAACACGGAAAGCATCACGCATATAGCCAGTATCAACACGACGCGGGTCTGTCGCAATCAAAGCGCGCCCATACTCAGTAGAAGCGACAGCCGCAGCCTTAGCCGCAGCGTCAACCTTCTTCCACGCAGCGTCGATGATCTTCTTCTTCGCCTTAGCGGCAGCACCATAACGGTCAGAATCGACAGTTACCTTAATGCCAGCAACGCGCCCGTCAAACTTGACGGTTTTCCTCGTCCTAGCCATTAGTAGTCTCCCCCGTTGCCACATCACACAAAAGCGTCACTTGCCAGTTCAGTGTATCAACCTGAGCGTTACGCACAACCAGCTTCAACCCAGCAACACGCTGGTCGGTCGGCATTTCCTCTACCTGGACACGCATACCCTCAGCAAACGACACACGCGCATCCGGGTTGCCCCACAAATCACGCGAAAAAACCTCGTTCTTGTCGATATGCAAAAGCTGCACACGATACGCATGAACACCTGTGACTGTACCAGCCCACTCACGGTTACGAGCACGCCAGTCAACGTTAGGCGTAATGTTCGCCCAACCCTTCCACACAGGATTGTTATACTCAAGCGACAAACCAGCCTCATCAGACCAGTCATACGCCACCGTATCCGGCTCCTTGAAAATGCTCACCTTCGTATTAGCCAACAACTGCAACGGATAATACGAGGCATACATGAACAAAGGGTGAATATTCGGGTCAATCGACAAGCCCACTAGAAGTTCACCGCCCAATCCACAGGCTCAAACGTTGGCTGCACAACATCAAAGCAAAGGTTGTTTACTTCATCTTCCTTCGCCTGAGCACGCAACTGACGAGCACGTCCGACAATCGCAGCCAGCAGCTTAGCGCCGTCCGTCTGCTTGTCGTCAGTTTTCAAGACAAGCAGCTGCAAAGCCTTATCCATGCCAATAGCGTCACACGCATCAGCAGCAGCCAGCTTCACGTTACCACCGTTAACAGCGAGCAAAGCCTCAATCTCTTCATCCGCGAAAAGATAACGCGGCTCGTTCCTCAAATCACGCAAGTCCTCCAACTTACGCAAATCAGGAATAAGAACGCGCACCTGCCCCACAGGCGAAGAAAAATCAATATCACTCATGAAACCAGTATAGCAAGACCCCCGTGACCAAGGGGCCACAGGGGTCTTACTTAATCAGCTAACTGATCAGATTGACGTATTACCAGTCGAACCGATGACACCATCGTAGCGGACGATACCAGCACCAGCGATCTGTCGGATACGGACTTCGACATCATCGTTGTCGAACGAACCCTCATAAGGATTAACATCGCCGCCACCGATCATCTGCCCAGTCTTGTTGTGGATACGAAGCTCTGGGGCCTCACGACCAAGCATACCAGTCTTAGCAAGGACAGTCTTACCATTGGCACGACCACCCTTCGGAAGAAGAACCCACGCCTTCTCGCCACCAACAACGGAAATCAGATCAGAAGTAACGACCTCCAAGTCCTTCAGAGGGTTGCCCTTGATCTCAGTGCGCTTGCCGTTCTGAACACGAATCTCGTTAATCTGAGTGTAGCCCTTAGCAACCTCAGCGAGAGCGGGGTTAGTGACCAGCACGAAACCCTCGGGAACATAAGTCGAGTGACCGTCACGCAGGGTAGCAAGTGCCTGGAACCGGGCAGCAACAATCGCATCAAACGACAGTTCGTGATTATTACCAGAGGTACTAAGGCCGGAAGCGCCACCAGTGATCTCACTAGGCAGACCATCAACCCTAAACTCGGTCTTGTTGATGCCGTTAAACACGTCACCGCGCAGAGTCTTCTTAGCAGGGTCGAACAGCTGAAGAAGGACCAGCAAGTCCTCAGTACGCGCAGCAAGAGCAGCAGCATCCTTCGGGAAACGACTAATTACGTTCCACTCGTCATTAATAAACGACTCGAAGCTGAACTGGATGCGAGCACCGTGCTTGGCAGTCGTGATAAACGCACCATCGGCACTGTAGGACATGGTCGGGTAAGGAGTCAACTCAGGCACATGAGGCAGCGTGCCCACAGGGTGCTGATAACCACCATTGTCGATAGGAGCCGTAGTAGCGTCAGGCTTCAGCGACAGAAGCGAAGCAGGACGGAAGTCCGTCAACAGCTCCTTCGTCGCAATCTTGTCCCAAATCGTCTCATGAGCATCGAAATACTCCTGGAAACGAACGTTCGCGGCCTTCACGAACATAGGTGCCAGCTGATCAGAGGTGACAGCCTCCTTCAGGCGCGCCTGCGCGAGACGGTCGCCTGCAAGGGCCTCACCCAACTGGACGTTGAACTCTTCCTGGTTCTTGAAACGCACTTTAGTTGCCTCCTATCAGGCGTTCTTAGCAGGCGCAAGAACAACCTGCATCTTCTGAGGGTTGGCAGACGCAGCAAGCGGCTCCTTCAGCCAGCCGATAACAACATCAGCACCAGCCTTAACGGTCGTAATCTCTGGCTTGGTGCCACCGCCCGGCGCAGCCTTCGCATACACAGGCGCACCGGCCTTAGCAGCAGCAGCAGACTTGCCGACCAGCTCAAACACGCCACCAGCGACACGCACAGAGGCGTAGCCCGGCCCGTTCAACCCGTAGGTAGGGGCCGTGAGAACATTGGCAAGAGGTGTCGAGTCTGCAGTAACGCCGGTAGTCACAGGGCGAACCTTCGACTGAAGGATACCAGCAATGCCGTTATCCTTGTTAATGACAACAACGTCGCCTGGGTTAAGGTGGGCCTGCTGGGCATCAACAGGAAGGGAGAGAGTCTTCGAGTACTCAAAAATCTGGTTGTCGTTGACAACAGGAACACTAATAGGCTGAACCGGCATTATGCTCACCAACCAATCTTTCCGTAGGTGTTGTCATTCTTTTCGACAACAGGGGTAGCGGTAGAGACCGTAGCCTCCTTGAGATACGCGCGCTCGGCCTCAAGAGCGGACTCGACATCCGCACCATTCTTCACAGCCTCACGAACACGGGCGACAGCCACCTCGGGCAGACCCGACTCGGCAATCTTCTTACCGGCCTCAAGGACGGAATCGACATCGACAGATGCCTCTTCGACCTTCTCAGCAGGTTCCTCCACCTTGGCCTCCTGAAGAGAAGCCACAGCAGATTCCAGCTTAGAGCCGAGAGCTTCAATAAGAGAAGCAAACTCACCCTTCAGCTCATCGAACTTGGACTCAAGCAGCTTTTCGTCCACAGTTCCCTCCTTAATAGAATTGTTGTTCCTATTTGATTCTAGCAGATCAACAATGCCACCACCCGCACCAGGCGCGGTAACAAAGTCAACCGACCTAACGCCAGCAAAAACAGGAACAACACCTGTTTCCGCAATTGGCTCGTTGCACCAAGCATTGATGGAAACACCAATATGCTCCCACTTATCCTTGATAAGCTCATTCACCCCAGAAAACACCTTACACACAGTGTAGAGTGCCCCATCCTCACCAACCGTCGCGTCTTCCAAAAACACGCCAGCATAGTCACGAATAGAACGCTCCGGGCGCTCCCATTCCTCAGTCTCGGTTGGGTGGTCGATAAACATTTCCGTGCCCGCCTTAAACAAAGGCGCAGACTCAGCCAAGTTCTCAGCAGTGTAAATACCACTCGAACCCTGGCCCGGCACGATAATACGGATGCGGTACTTACCCTCACCAAGAGACTCAGTACCGACAGCCGCAGTTGACTCATGCAACTTAAGCATCAGTCCCCCTATCCCGGTTGTCGTTCGTTCCATCAGACATTGGCCCAACACCCGTTGCGCGCCCGTCTTCAGCATCATCACTCTTTGTCGTGTCTTCTTCGCCCTCGTCCTCATTCTCATCAGGCAGATCAGGCAAGTCTTCCAACGGCAAAGAACCAGCAATCTTCAAGAGCTGCAACACACCCGAACGCATCTCAATCTGATGCAAAGCACCATTCTGATACGCGAGCGTCAAAGACTGAATACGGCGGTGCGTCTGGTCATTGTTGATCGAACCGTACTCAATCGACACCTTAATGCCGAGAGCCAGCGTAATCTCATTCAACATGTCGATATGCAGTTGACGACGCAACTCCAACGCCTTAAACGTCGGGTCTTCCAGCGCAGTCTCAGCGCCCTGTCGTCCACCCGCAGAACCATCAGTCAGCAACACCGACAAGGGGATGTCGAGAGCAGCCGACACCATAGCCGCAAGAGGCGTACCAGCCGAGAAATCAATACCTGCACCGGCCTTGTTGATCGCCTGAATGTCCTGCCCAGCCCCAATGTTCGCCGTGGCACCGACACCCGGACCAGCCATACGCTGCTGAACAGCTTGCTGCTGCTTAGAGTTAACGCTCGTCGCCTTAAAGGCCAGCTTTGCCAAGGACTTCTCCATGAGGTGCGCGACCTCAAGATGTTCCTTGTACTTCTGCGCATACGACATAGCACTCATGAGATCAGGCTTGCCGTACTGTTCAGCAGCAAGACGGTTCACTGTCGCGTACACGGCAGTCAAACGCTTGTTCACCTTGTAGTTAGACTTGGTGATCTTCACGCCCACTCGGTCCCACAGCATGTACCACTGAGGCTCGCCACTCACGACGGGGTTAATGAGCACAGCAACGACATCACCCGTCGCGTCATCAGTTGCCACACCCGCAAGGCGCATCAACGGAACAGGTGTAACAGTCTTCGTTGCCTTGTCGATCAAGTAGATGACGCAACCGTCCGTGTTGAAAGACTGCTCATCACGAACACGCGCCTGCACACTGAAACAAGCCTTCGTGTTCTCTTCGATTACCTTACGAGAAGGACCAGTAGAACCCTTGTAGACAACAGGGTCGCCCCACATGTACGCGTTACGCACAACCAGGCCACGCTTCACAATAGGGTTAAGAGTAGCCAAACGACGCGCACGGGCCGAATGGTCTCTAATCACGTCAAGAGTAATCAGAGAATCAGGGCCTTCGACAGCAGACAAAGGCAACCAGCCCACATCTTCACGCTTGAGACGCGCTAGGGAATCAGAAAACGCACCCAGCGCTTCTTGAAATGTCTGCTCATACTTCATGTAAATTATCCTATCATGCTAGAAATACAGACAACTCTTCCTCGAACATGAAGTCCAAGAGGTCATCTTCTTCTAGTAGATCATCGGGCGAATAGTACTGACCTTCTGAATCACCGGCCATAATCGCCCCAATGTTCTGGTATGCGTAAATGACGGCATCAAGAACGTCAGGAGACTTAATGCCCCGCTTACGCATATTTTCCTTCGATTCGATAAGCATTGCTGACCCTCGATACTCGTACTTAATCGAAGCAATTTCGTTGTAGAGTTCATCGTCATCAGGCAGGAAGACACGACCATCAGCGACAGCCTTAGCGAACTGATCGTACATAGCAGCGCGATAGTTGTACCACTTCGTGCTATCCCCAGACTTCGCGTTACCGTGAATACCAACGACAGAAATGTCAGCAGGCACGAAATTGTAAATACTATCGAGAACAGACGCACCAACACCAATAGCGTCAATACGAATCTCGACAGCCCCGAGTTCGACTGCCAGCTCACCAACCTTACGAGCAAGCTCAGGACCGTTCAAGCCTTGGTAGCGCCCATGAATCTTGATGTAGCCACCCTGGTTCGACACAATCACCGAGCTGTCGGAACCATAACGGGCAACGTCAACACCGAGAACAATCGGCATACCCTCATCAGGTTCAGAAGTGTCGTATGCCTCCATCGACTGCATGACGCGACCCATGTTGAACAGGCCGTCGTCAGACACGTCCGGGAACTCACCGAGGACACGCGCTACGAAACGAGGGTCATCCTCGCCCCATTCCTTCTTACGTGCCTCAACCCAGTCAACCTGCACAAGCCGTGTCGCAACCTCGACAGGTACGACTTCACCAGTGAAATTAGGTGTGTCGTATGCACCGAACTGGATGATGTTCCAGGAGCGCTCTTCCGGCTTCAGGCGCATTTCCCTCTTGAACACCTCGGCCATGTAGCATGAGGGGTCGTTAGGGTTAGCGATAGCCAGGATGCGGGCAAACTTGTTCGTCGTGATAGCGTCCGCAGCAGTGAAGATTTCCTTGGAAATGCCTCCCGCCTCGTCCATGATGACTAGGACGTACTGGTCGTGAACACCCTGGAAACCGGACTCGTCCTTATCATCCGGCTTCATACCGAAAGCGATAGGGTCTTGTCGATCTCCCATCTTCCACGTTGCGTCGGCGTTAACCTTGCCACCAATGCCAGCGTCAGCCTTGACACGGGGTATTTCTTTCCACAAGACGTTGCGGACCTGTTTCCAGTTCGTCGCCGTGGTGACGACTGTCGTATCATCGACAGGATGAGTGTCCACCCACCAGTTAACAAGGGTAGCTGACAAACGCGACTTTCCCACACCATTGCCAGTAACCACAAGGGTTTTCTGATGTTCAACAACAGACTGTGAAACTTCACGCTGCTTCGACCACATGAACAGGCCGTGGTCTTCAGCCCACTTAGCAGGGTTGTTACGCCACACTTCAAGACGCTGGGCATCAGAAAACTTCTTAGCGACAGCACCGAAAGGCAGCATTACTCACCCTCAACTTCCACAGTCGCCTCAAGCAACGCAGCTGGTTTCGACACAGCCTGAGAGAACCAGTCAGCCTTGTTCGTCTCCAAAGCCTTCTTAGCCCCAGCCGACAGGTGCGGGTACATGAGAGCCGTGTACTCTTCCAACACCTGATTAGTGAACGACAGCATGATGTTTACTTGCTTCTCTTCGATCACACGAATCTCATGAGTCACCGTCTGGCGCTTGAGGTTAGCGACCTCGGAAATCCCACGCAAGACAGCAAGAACAGCCTGAAGATTCTGGCCCCAGTTACCCTTATCGTCAGCAAGACCAAACATCTCGATCTGGCTGTAGGCCATGTCAACGAGCGCATCAAGACGATCAAGCTGCTTGACGCGCATATTACGGGGCGACAACTCCTGTCGGCTGTCGTAATAGGACTGCTCGATAACGAACAGCTCTTCAGACGTGAAACCTGTCGCAGAGATGATCTTGTTACGCTCCGTGCCACGCTTCAGCAGCGACAAAGCCGTGTCGCGCTTGCCACGCAGCTCCGGGTCGTCACTCGTCAGCAAATCGCGCGAGTTCGTCTTGGATGCCACCAAGCACCTCCTTCACAGCCTTCTGAAACTTGTTGTCCAAGTACACGTAAGTACAAGCAGCACCGGCAATCAAGCCAGCAGCGAGACCAACCAAAAACCAGGCAATGAGCATTAGTCCTCCTTTGGAACGGAAGGCAAGTCTTCTACCTTCACACCGGCCTGAACAGCCGCAACACGCACCGCATAAGCATGTTCCTTCCACAGGAACGCTTGCGTACGCAAATCAGCTTCAAGATCATCACGAGCTTCTTGAATCTCTTGAGCCTTCTTGTAACGATCAATGCATAAATCAACAATAGCCTTGATAACAAGGGTTACGGCAGAGCAAACGAGGCCCACCAATGCCGTGTTCATACGCTAACTCCTTGTTACTCACTAACGGTTGACAAGTATTCTTCCCTTGTCTTATTGTACCGTTCTTCTGCCTCTTCCAGCTTGCTCTTCGGCAGAACTCCGGGGCGATACGAGTAAGGCCACACACGCAGAGCACGCGCAAAAAAGAACAATGCAATGATTACTGACAAAATAATAACATGGAGCGGCCAGCGCACGTGTGCCGTGGTCAGGACCAGTTCGTTAATCGAAATCAGCATAATTCCGAGCACGGCGACAAGTGCAGCGGGGCCTTCAAGCCACCAAGAACCCAACCATGCTGAAGGTGCGCCCAAAACACCCGAAACCAACATCAGCAATGCAGCGAGGATAATCACCCACGGCAACGAATCATAGCTTGTAAGGAACCCAATACCCGTAATTGCGATAGCTGTGTAGATAACTACCATCACGGCAGTTACCGACCTCGGCTCGCTCATAGACCTCAGCAACTTCTTCATGAGGCCATTATAGCGAAAACCCCCTCACTGACACCAGCAAGGGGGTTTTCTGTAATTGTGTCACTCAGCGTCAGGAGTGCCATACGACGGAGCCGTATAGACACCGCCAGTATGAACAGTCGCAACAAGCAGACCGATCACCGAGAGAACTTGCTGAGCGACAGTAGACCACTGCTCCCAGCTTTCGGCAGTCCAACCACCGTAAGCAACACCAATCGCACCAAGAGCCGCAAACAGCGCGTACAGCGCCTTACGCCGCTCAGGGGTCAGCAGGTACCACTTCGTGCGGTCAACGGTCAGGACTTCGTTAGCCATATCCTCGTTCCTCCTAAATCGAAGTTACTTAGATTCTACCAGCTTCACGATGCCGTCAGCGTCCTGTTCGACAACCAGCTTACCGACAAGCAGCTTGCCGTCTTCACCGAAAATGGAGCAAGCACCGTCAAGTCGCGTCTGGCACAGGCCGACAGCCATAGCGCCAGTCTCAGTGAGGAAGTAGTCGTTGCCGTTGTACGACAGCCAGCCGGTACGCATAGCGCCGTTTTCCTCAAGGAAGTACCACTTGCCCTTGACGAGCTGCCAGCCGGTCTGCATCTGTCCCTTGTCGTTCAGGAGGAACCAGTTTTCACCGATCTTCTGCCAGCCAGTCTCCATCTCGCCGTAGCGCGAATCGTGCATATCGTGCAGGAAGTACCAGTGGCCGTCGATATGCTGCCAACCAGCCTGCAACCAACCCTTCTCGTTGGCATAGAACCACTTATCGTTCACAGGGAACCAGCCGGTCTCCCAGCCACCATCCGAGGTGCGGTACCACCAGCCACCATCCTGCGACACCCAGCCTTCAGACTGAATGATCTCAGCATCAAGGTTGTCATAGTACGCCTGAGCCTTCTCCATGTACTCACCAGCGTACTTATCCCGCAGAGACGCAGGGCAGGCAGTCGAATAGAAGTCCGAGTGGGGGAACACATTGACACGCCACTGCGGACGGCCAAGACCATACGCACGACACAGAGCCGCAGTCAGGTGCGCACCGGCATCAAGCGTCGCTTCACCAATGTCCCAGCCACCCTCAGCGCCAGTGGAGTTAGCGTGCTCAATGCCAATCGAACACGAGTTAACGCCTGGGCAGTGCCAGGCCGTGTCCTCGTCGTGGACGAACTGTGCGGTGCTGCCGTCAATGTCCACGTTGTAGTGCGCAGACGTGCCATTATTGTTAAACGCTGCAAGGACACCACCATGCGACATAGCCTTGCCAGCGTTATGGTGGACGATAACACGGTCAAGTGCTCGACTACGCCCCTCATCGTAGTTATCGAACCACAGGTTGTAATCAGCGATCAGATTATGCCAGTCAGTCACTATAACTTCTCCTAATCTCCCAAGGACCGAAGTCCTCATACTCGGAGATAATCATATCAGTGAACACGCGGACACCCTCTTTCGTGACATACACCTGGGGATACGAGTTTCTACCGTTCTTATAGACACGCCAGATACCAAGCAGTCCTTTGGCCTTTTCCGTAGGCTCGTTAATATGGCGACCCTTCTTCAGGTATCCTTCACGGCGCAGAAACCTAATGACCTTCGTAGAGCCGATACTAGGAATCTCCCTTCTCAGGCTCTTACCGAAATCACGCAAGCTAATTTCTTCCATCACACCCCATCCACATCAGTAAAGTAATCAGCAAACGGGTTATCGCCAGGCTCAGCAAACTCCATATTAATAGTTGCCGCTTCATCATCCATTGGACGCAAAACGTCCTTTGGCTGTCGAATCGACTTGAGAATGAGAGTCCAGTCAATTGGCATGTAGTCACCCAGCATGATCATGTCCTTGATCGTTAGGCTACCATTCACCAACTTAGTGTGGTAATAGCGTGCGGAAGGCCCACCGATAAGTTCTCCATCTTTCATGACCGACAGGCCCGCATCCTTGAACTGCTTAATCACGAGTTCCCGAACGAAGGCAACACGGGTTTCTACATCCTGCGGGTATTTGCCGCCCATCCGGGTGGCACGAGCCTTAGCCATGCGGGCGCGAGCCTCTTCGAGCTTCACAGGGTCAGTAATTTTCATTCTTTCACCTCATACTTCTTCAGTAGGTCCGGTCGGAACCCCGACCAGTGTTCCTTAATTTGCACGCCTTCGCGCACGACAACGACAGGTGCTTGCTGGTAACCCAGTGCGCGGATAAATGCCAGCGCATCTGCGTCTTCCGTTACGTCGATGCTATTGAAGGGCAGTCCAAGCGCCTTCAGCTTGCGGTACGTCGCCGTACACTGCGGGCAATTGGGCTTGGAGTAGACGTTGATGTTCATTCTCAGATAGACCTTCCAGTCGAACCAAAACCACCTTGACCACGCTCACCGGCTTGGACAGGTGGCTGTGCGTAGAGAGCCGATGCGCCCTCTAGCTTGACAATGACAATTTGAGCGACCCTTTCATGTTCTTCGAGAACGACAGGGGTATCCTTGCTCATGTTCCACAGTGGAACGAGAACTTCGCCCTCGTAACCAGCGTCGATAACACCAACACCATTAGCGAGTAGAAGGCCCTTCTTGCTCAAGGAAGAGCGGGCAAAGACGAATCCGACAGAGCCGTCAGGAATGTCGAACTTAGCGGGGTAGTAACCTGTCTGCACGAGGATAACTTCACCGGGATAGATAATCACCGGCATCTTCGTAGACAGGTCGAAACCAGCATCGTTATGGTGCTGTCGTACTGGTCTCATTAGTTCTCCTTTCGTTGAGTACAACCATGAGTGCAGCGGCTTTAGCAAACTTCAGTGTGCTTGGTGCTGCAATGCAGTCTGTGATAACTTCGTCGGCTAGTTGGCCGAAGTCTGTTTCTATGGCGCTGTAGTGCTCATACCACTTGTTGATGTGTTGTCGGCTGATGCCCATGTATGTGTCTGGGTCGCCGCTTGTAACACTGATACGAGAGTCTTTGTCCCAGATATAATTTAAGTCTTTAAGGTCTGGTACATGCGGAACGAGCTTGTTTGCTAGGTTGTTGTTCCGACTCACGTACTGACTCAGGCAGATAACGACATCATTGAATCGCGGCTTTGTCTTAGTCTCGCCGTACCACCATTTGTAGATGCTGTCGATGAGCTTTTCTGCTGTCTCGTCTAGTTTCACCGGGTTGAACTTTTTGACGCTGGCTGGTTGCTTCGTAGCCCTGTCAGAGTAACTAAAGCTGCTGCGGCCAACTCGCTTGAGCCACGTTTCCACAACCTTACTTGGGTCTGTCATTGTCCCTCCTTTCTACGCAGTCAATACTAGTACGTGTTAGTGTAGGGTACAAGCAAAACCTGTGTGACCTGTGCCACACTGTGTTTTAGGTAAGACAGAGCGCCAGCACTAAACAGCACTGGCGCTCTGCCCTGTTAGGAAGGAGGCTCCTAGTGTATCACTCAGATATAGTCATTGCCAAATCGACCGGCACGCCAGGCGAGGTAGCAGGCCAAGGCACCACCACCGATTGCAATAAGTGCAATCACGATAGCCTCAGATGCAGCACCCGTCTTAGCGAGCTTGCCCTGTTCTGGTACGACAGGCGGCTGAGGCGTAGGGGTCGCAGACTGCGGCTCATCCGAAGGGCTAGGTGCCGGAGAAGGCTTCTCAGATGGTGCAGGAGCAGGGGTAGGCTTCTCGGAAGGAGCGGGTGTAGGCTCTTCAGAGGGCGCAGGAGTCGGCTTCACAGAAGGCGTAGGCTGCGGGGAAGGCGTAATACTCGGCTCCGGTGCAGGGGCAGGCGTAGAAGGCTCCGGCGCAGGCTTCACAGAACCATCACCATTAGTACCTCCGTTGCTCTTAACTGTCGCCGTAGCCTCCAACTTCAGACCGTTCACCTCGGCATGGTTGGTCGCAGAGGTCTGACCTTCAGGAACGACAGTGTGCTCAGGTGGGTACGTCACACACGTCTTGGAGCCTTCAGGGGCAGTGAACTTGATCGTGTTCGGGTCCACCTGGGTGGCAGTGATGACCTCGGTCGTATCAGGATTCCACGTGTCGGACTTCGCGCACTTCACGGTCGTACCCAGCTTCGCGTCGAAGTCCTTGACGCTGTACTCGACACCCCCGTTGGCAATCCACTTGATGCCCCACGAGATCGTGCCGTCTGCATTAGACCAGCCGAACTTCACGTTCTCTGGGTTTGCGTACTCATAGTGCGCCGGGGAACCACAGTCGTTGGTGCAGACTCCCTCACCGTTCTTGTCGCCCCAGACAAGGGTCTTCACAGCCTTACCGTTCAGCGTGATCGTACCCTCAGTGGTGCCAATCGCACCGCCCTGAAGACGTGCCTTGGCCCACCAGGTGCCCGTAACATCCGTCTTGTCCTTGTAAGCGTCCGGCACTTCCTTGACCGTGCAAGTCAGTGTCGCCTCGTTAGCGACACACTCACCAATCCGAGTTCCATCGTCCAACGTGAAGGGGAAAGATGCCGCCCACGTGAACGGAGCCTTGCCCTCGTTCGGCACCGTCGAGACAGTGAACCACTGGCCGACAGCCAGCTTCTCCACGGCCCAGGTGCCACCGACGTTGACCTCGGAAGAGGTCTGTCGAGAAGAGGACGTGGCCTTCGTGACCTCGGCCTTGATCTCAGGGGTATTGTCAGCAGCGTATGCAGCTGCTGGGGTGAGCATCAGGAGTGCGACACCTGTCGTCGCAAGAAACTTCTTCATGTTGATTGGTCCTTTCGTTGTTGTCCTGTCTGACAACATTTAGTGTAGCTGACAGACCAGGCTGGTTACAACTAATGAATGTGTGACTCTACCCACACATAGTAACATCCCCCTACCGAGTGTTAGTCGATAGGGGGATGAGTCCTCACGCATTTTGAACCCGCGTGAAAGGCCAGTACCCGAAAGGACGAACCCTTCAGTTACCTATTCCTGAGATCAGAGGCGCGCTGTCTCAGGTCGTCAATCACAGATAATCCATCGGACGATTCTCAAGAATCTCCTGCATCTTATGACCGGGAACGGTGTAGACACCGGGCGAGACGACACCATAAGTATGAGGCTTCACCATCGTAATCGCCTGCTTCTCGACAATGCCCTGGTCGAGAAGAGCAATCAGATCACCGTCCTGGGTGGTGATCGTGTAGACACCCGTACGGGCCTCCTGGGTGATGGTCGTATTCATCTCGTCATTCTTGACGACGGACGAGTACGCACCCTCGAAAGCCTTGCCCAGCTTGACTGCGAGATCGACAATGCTCATGGTTACTCCTTGCTTGTCGTTGTTGTTACGAGGACAGTGTATCAGTCCTGGATGACATCGAAGTCCCCTCCCAGTTCCGTAAGGATACTTGCTAGTTGCCTCGTGCTGAACCTATCACCCCAAGTGCTCATCCAGTATTCCTTGTAGTCATCGTTACCCGCGATACCCTCTTCAACAAAAAGATAGTAAACACCTTCAACCGAGATTACACAAGGTCCGATAGCACATTGTTTGAGATCGTATTTCGTACCGTCTCTGTCCCAGACAATAGTGTCAGACTTAGGTTTTTCTTCCTCAAGATCGACACCTAGCTGAGTGGCGATCTTCTTCAGCAGCTTATCCGCAAGTTCGTCAAACTGTTCGTCAGTCAACATTTTTGTTTCCTCCCTTCAGTGCCCAGTCGAGTTCTTCATTGAGTTCTTCCTCATTGCTGCACCACTGAGCTGCCCTAAGGACATCCAGTAGAAACTCATCCCAGAAGCGCTTACCCGAAAGCCAAGTGTATTCCTCATTTTCTTCAATAAGCTCTATTGGTTCCTTGAACTCAGCTTCATGCAACCAAGTAGTGAACACAGGAAGATTGATGTCAATGGTCGTAAGGTGCCCCCAGTCGGACCACCAGCCCTCGATAGTATAGCTTTCACCGAAACTGGTGGTAAAGGTGTACTCAGGGTGGTCGAGCATACCTGTAGACATACACATATCGCACGAACCGTTAGTGTCTTCGTAGGTGTTTGAGTCGAAGTTAGTAAGTCGTAGCTTCATTTTGTTTCTCCTTTCATTAGAACTTGTGGACAGTAATCTCGACATCAGGGTCTTCAGAGTGCTCATGGATGAGTTCTGCAAGCCTCTTAGGTGTGAATTGGTTGCCACCAGATGATATGAACAAGTCCTCGTATGCCGTGTGAACTGCCATGTGCAGACAAACACCTGTGTTAATCATACACTTCGTCTTGACGAGTTCAGACAGATCATGAACGACACCATCCTTGTCCATGATCTGAGTGTCGCTTAGTTCTTGCTCAAACTCGATACCCATGATGTCAACCAGCTCTGCAATCTTACGGAAGGCTTTTCGTGTTTCGGCATCAAAATAGATAACAGTCATTTTGTTGCTCCTTTCTGTCGTGCTGCTACAGGACTCGAACCTGCCCCTCTGAGTCTTACTCAGCGTGCTGAACCCCTAACACTAAGCAGCTTGCCACCTGACCAGGGTGGCCCAGCCCTTCGATGAGGGTGTCTTGGTCGAGACACTTTGTGCTATCGAGCAACCTCATCGTCAAGCGCTCCCAGACTAGGACTCGAACCTAGTCTGACAGGGCCAAAACCTGCCGTGCTGCCATTACACTATCTGGGATAAACCCAGGCAGTCCCGGAGGACGCCTGGGAACTAGGTGTTACACACGCGTATGCAACGTCGGAATGGTGAGACTCGAACTCACGGCCCCCTGGTCCCAAACCAGGTGCGCTACCTACTGCGCTACATTCCGTTAGAAGGGGGTGCTGTTGACTGACGAAACAAAAACCATCACACAAAAATTGTCAGCCCTAGGGTGCTACCCTGCACGTGACCCCCGTCACGGCAACCGGCACGTCCGCTTGATCAGAGCGGCAGGCGGCTATGGCCTAATCATCCAGCATCGTCCGGTGCTTGGTGGTCCCCTCGGTGAGAATCGAACTCACACTCCTTTCGGAACTCGATTTTGAGTCGAGCGCGTCTGCCTGTTCCGCCACAAGGGGTGTGCCTCTGAGTCGCGGCGACGATTGTTAGTTGAACTCTCAGAGGCTATTCAGTTGTGATGGATTTAGTATAGAGTCACCGTTTCTAAGCTGTCAACACCATACTAAGTGATGCGTGTCACGGCTTGTAGTACACAGCCACACGACGGCTACCCGTCATCATGCCGACAGGCAGAAACCCGAAAAGCTGAGTGCTCGTGTAGAACTCTTCCTAGGTACACGCACACCAACCACTCGAAGTACGCACGTAGGTTTCCAACGACCCGCCGAGAACAGTACCAAGGGGGTAGTTCTCAAGATCAGTAGGGGACTTGATTGACTCGAACTGCATCATTCCAACCCAGGGTCGATGACAGTAGCGATATAGTCGTTATCCTCGTACTCGTTGATGAGCTGGTTAACAAGGTCGAGATCACTCCACAGCTTCTTAGGGACTGCTGGGGCAGTACAAACCCAGTAACCGTCATTGACCTTCAGAAATGGGCCAAGAGTACCCGAGATAACGACACTGCCTCGATCTGTGATAGCCGCGAAGTCCGAACAAGAACAAATATCCCCAACATTCCCCAAGCCGTTTTCCTCAACAAACCACACCTTCAGCTTGGTAATAGGCATATTGCGCAGCTTCATGTAGTTAGTCTGCGTTTCGTTGTAGAGCTTAGTAAACTCATTGTTAGCCATTATCGTTCTCCTTTGCAAGTTCGATCAGTGCTTCAGCGTATCCTTTTACAGTAAACCAGCTCATGTTAGATGGGTTATTGCTGTACTCGCTAGTTGCAATATTAAAAATCTCTTGAAGCAGAGAATGTCCAAACTCAGCGCTCATTTGTTTCTCCTTTCTTCGCCGCCGATGTATTTATACTAATCCACTCTGCCACACCTGTCAACAAGTAACAGCGTGACGTGTACCACATCATTGTGAGGGCAAAATAAACCACCTGTACCTTAAGCCAAGCACAGGTGGTTTATCGGATCAGAGATCCATCAACTGGTAGTGACCAGTCTAGCACAGCAACGAGAGATCGTGCAATACTAAGACTTGTTCATCCAGTCATAGATGATAGCTTCTGCGACATCCTGCGGACAATCATAGTCCTTGCAGTAGTCAGGATACAGCTCTTCGATAGCTTCATAAGTATCCCACCAGCCTTCCCAGTTGTCTACACCCAACCAGTTGCCGACCTTCATACTCACTGCCTGAGAATAGACTTCACGCAGCCAATCCTCGGTAACGACGAACTTACCATCACCAATATACTTAACACCATCAGTCATGGCAGCACCTTCCACCCTTCACCGTCTCCAACATATGACTTCATCTGCGTATCTGACAACCCAGATTCCATAAACAAGTCAGTGTCTTGCACCCAACAGTACTCCCAATCCACGGCAATTGACTTCAGATAACGTCCATCATTAGGGCTAACCAAAATTGCGCCAGGTGCAAGCCGATGGAACGGAATAGTCAACTCACTGAAATTGATAATCATTCTCGATTCTCCTTTGCTTCAACAAGACGATACTTAGCAATCGCATAGTCATCCTTTTCTTCTCGGGCAAACTGACCGATACGGCCAATACCACCCCAGCCCATCTTCTCAGACAGGTAAGCGTGGACGATCTTGTACTTACGGCCACTACCAGTTTTGATGCTGCCCGTCTTCTTGTTGAAAATCACGTAGATTTCCTCAGCAGGTTCAATCATCAGTTCTCATCTCCGCTCGTCTGAAGGTCGATATCCGGCAAAAGAGTTTCAGGACGGAACGCAACCTTGTAGTGGAATGTATCAACATCAGAGCCGTCCATCTGCTCCACGAAGTACGTCACATTATCCGAGATACCCAGATAGTGCTTCTTGTACTCGCTGTCGCCCGTCTTGCAGGTGACTTCCAGCTGGTTGTCTTCCTTATCCTTCGTGATCGAACACAAACCCTCAATCGACAGAAGGTACTTGTCCGTGATGCCATTGACGAACACAATGCGCCGCATCACCTTGAAGTTGTCACTCTCGTAGCTAATGTTGCGCGAGGCCGTATCAGCGGCGTTACACGCAGCCAACGAAAGCGCCCCAATCGTAGACCTCATCGAGCATCATCCCGAGAAGTGCCACTGCAATGCCTATGATCAGCAGCCCAACAGCAAAAGTCAACATTACTTCTCATCTCCCTTCTTAGTAAACAGTTTCATAAAATCGTGGTCGTTTTGGTATTCCTTCAAGAAGATGTTGTTTGCGACAGCCAGCAAGCCAATAGGCTTGAGATCATTCTCCGTATCCAGGAAGAAGTTACGGTACTTGATGAACCGACCGTCCAGAACTGTCTCACCGTTCACAGCATCCCGGCACTTTTGCAGCGCATTGTTGTGTCGCTCGGCAATGTCGTTGATCTCTGGTTGACGGAAAGCGACAGACATTGCCTCCTTCTTCAAGTGGTTATTGCCCTGGATAGTGCAAACAAAATCTGCTTGATCTTCGCAGCAGAAATCATCGTCGGAAGGGATAAACCGCCCGTCGTAGGTCTTCATAAAGCTGAATGTTCCTTCCTCGAAAAACTCAAGGTCAACAATCCAACCGGCAGGAAGTTCATCCAGAGCAGCTTCAAGCACCTCCGTGTTGTGAACCAGGTCAATGTATTCGGTATCAACTGTTACTAGCATTTCTTGTTCTCCTTTTCATAACGTTCAATACTGGCAAAACCATCGAGGATGCCAAGAACCCGAGGGTGCTTACTAAACCTTGAAAGATGCGCTGTATCAGGATTGCCAGCAACACCCTCAAAGAACCCGAGGATGTAGTCATTAGCCCACTTCCCGTACTCCACACCACCCCTGATGTCCGCATCCAACACACGATTCTTCATCATGGCATCGTAGCCGTACTCATCTGAGAGAGCGACCCTCCACACGTACTTTAGAAGACTGATCGTGTCTTCTTCACCGACAATCGTGAGCTGGCCTGTGTATGCGTCAGATGCTAGGCACGTCAGGCAACCATACATCTCAGCAATACTCTTCAACGACTCGTTGATTGCCCGCGCATCCGAGTGGTCTCTATAGATTGCGTAGTACTCTGCCTGCGAGGGGTGCTTGTACTCGACACCGTACTCATCCTTCAGCACATCATTGCCAAGGACGAACTCACCTCTGCGGAAGAACCACGCTGCCGATTCAATAGGGTGCCTCATGATTCCACAAACCTCACAAGAAGGCTAATAAGAAGAATGACGCAGCCAGTGTCCAACATAGCGTTAATCATGTGGTTTTGGTCCCGCTTCGGCCCATTACGAAACATCTTCGAGTTAACAGCCCACATAGCGAACCACGCACAAACGATAACAATTTGCGCAATAGTAAACATTATGCTGCTACCTCCAATGCAATCTGCACGATGTAGCAAATTGAGACAATACAGGCACTAACGGAGGCCAAAACATCCGGCCAGATTCTTATGCCCATATCCAACTTATGCTTGAACCGTGCAAGCAGCGCAAACGCGATACTAACAAACAGCCACACGACAGTCAGGACAAGATGAAAAACGCTCATTACCAATTCTCCTTTCGATAGTAACCTGTTGAGTAGTGGGGTCAACCGCGACGGTTAGAACATGGGTATGGGGGTGCTCTTTTAGGGGTATTTCGACTTCTACCTCAAACGGCTCCGACTCGTTCCAAGCCTCTCTCAGCTTTTGATAAACTGCATTACCTTGATCCAGAGGCAAATCGTAGAGCAATCTTTGGATACCCCAAGGTGAGAACTCAAAGTCCCACTCGTGTTTTGTTAGCTTAGCCACGGCGCACCACTGTTACCACAGTACCAACACAAGCAGTTGGGTGTTTCGGCGCAGTAATCGCAGTCATTAGCCATATATGGCTTTTCTGCACAAATATCACACCAAACCATCAGTAAGCCTTATGAAGCAGGAACACATGATCAAGGTGGAGCAGAATACTTACAAACATCTCATCATGAGTACGATTACCACCATAGCCACTCACCCAGCCGTCGTTCCGCAGCATCCACTCGACACCACCGATAATGATGATGGACCCGGCAACCATGTCGCGCACATCTTCAGGTGTAGTGATCACGGTGCCTGTGAACTTGCCGTCAATGTCGTTCAGCTCAAATGGTTCCTTATTGTCGTGCAGCGCTTTGCTCACAGCAACCCTTGCAGCAATAACCTTGTTGGTGGCCTCTTCTAGCTTATCGTACTCCTTGCTGTACTTTGCCAGCGTTTCCTCAATCGTCTGCATTTTCATTCCTTCCTTGTTGTATTGTTAGTTAAAAACCCTATGACCTTCGTCAATGATTGTGTAGTCATTATTGTGGCAAATATCTGCCATTTCGTCCTCACTGTAGTAGTTGCCCTTGTTGTCCAGCCAGTAGTATGTCAGCTCACCTTGGATAAGAAAGTACGTTGTAGTTCCAACAAGGATGCTGGCACCGCTACTGAGCCTATGCAGAGCCAACCATTCGATTGGTAGAACAGTCATTAGTGGTACCCAGCAATCATTGCGACACCAATACCCATGAGCAAGACGCACTCAACCACCGAGGCAACAACACCACCGATCAGTAGGAACGACACGGGCCTACTGAGGATGTCCCGGCAATCATGACGACAGTAGCCGAGTATAAACCCTGCACCGGCCCACAGAAGAGCCAGGAAACAGTAAATAACCCCAGGTATCATCTACGTCACATCCCCACGTGAATAATCTTCGGCTTGAAAAACTGCTTGCGCATAAGCTCAGCGAACTCCGAGTTAGTAAGTTTATCCCCAAAGTATGTAATCCACGGCTTCTGCTCGAATGTCTCTAGGACACGAAACACCTCCCAGTCTTCAACGATGATGAGTGTTCCTGTGTTCAGCTCTTTAGCGTCTGCAACAAACAGTTCACCATTGTTGTCAATGCACTCAAACTGTGTGCCTGTCAGCTCAGGTTCCTTGAACTCCTTTTCGAGCTTCTTACGGAACTCTTCGACAGCATCATCAATCATCTTCTGAATGTCGGTGGTCATGTTGTTCTCCTTTGCGTTAGACGTGAGGGCTGTAGATAACTTCGACAACCTGGTTGGGTTGTTCAATGCGTTGCAGCATATCTTCGATTGTGATGCTTTCACCATTGCAGTTCACCCACTGCTTGTCGTGGTTGAGCATCCATACTTTGTTGGTGGGCTTTCGCAAGTGTACGACAGTGCCGGTATCAAGCAGGCACTCGTAAGTGATCCAATGGCCTGTTGAGATGCAAAACTTAGTGTTCAGTAGGTCGTCCACGATTTCTCCTTTGCGTTTGGTGTTGATGCTTTAAGTATAGAAGGGTAGACGGTTAAAGTCAACAAGATAGCGTGTGATCTGACCCACTCTATTGAGGGGTATGCACAAACGGGCAATAGGGAGGGAATACACAAACGGGTATGACACCCACTCCATCTTTACAGTTACTAAGCATTTGATTTTTTAGTTGCCTCAAAAAGGCCCCGAATCACCCACCTGTCAAGCGAGTTCCTACCCTCCAAACCACCAACGGCCCCATATCCCGATATGCATACCTGGACCCAGACCCAACACCAAAACGTGACCCGCATCACGCTCAACACATACCAACCACGGACCCAAACCCGTTAACAAAACTTAGGTATACCTAACCTAACTACCCTCCCCCTAACTTAGGCTTACCTAACTTAACTACCCCTCACCTAACCTAGCTTACCCCTGCCTTACCAACCAACCAACCAACCAACTGCAACGAACTAGCATCAACTGCAAGCAACAAGCAACACGCTACCCACCGAAAACGCCTCGCGTAAAAACCCCCCTAATTTTCCTACACACAAAGTAAATTACATACCTAGCAATGTAATCACGTGCATAATCTGTATGTAGTACCCAAAAATAATAATAATGTAAAGTACATATAAACAAGAGAATTACTAGAATAATGTAATATATGTGTGTAGTATGTATATATGTACTGTATGTATGTAATTGTAAAACGTATGTCCTAGGCGTGTGTGTTAAGAAGGAGTTAACGGTGTTAACTTTCCATGTAAACCATTGCCATGTAAACTATTACCTCCTGAATTGTCCTGTCATTTACTAAAACCCACTTCTAACGCCCTCAGACCCCCTCAGAGCTATCCACATACCACTAGCACCCTAAAAGTCCCTCAGACACGCTTCTAGACCCCTTAAACAACGTCTCACACTCTCCCACCCACCTACCAACCCACCCTAACCACCCTAAAACCACCAAAAACCAACGCGACTAACATACTCTCCCTACAAAGTCAACACGAACACAAAAACTATCCACATTGTGAGATGTCTAGTTATCCCTCCCGGCCCTGTCGCTGTCTTGACACGTCCCACAATATGACCAACGACACACACTAAAACCTTGACACTCACTCACTACAAGATATAAACTGCCAGGGCCGCCGCCCTCACCTTGCTAACAACCAACACAAGCACTGTCGCACACAACACATAACCTAGCTATTGACAACTCATAACCAAGATGCTATTACGCGCGCGGTTCCTTATTCCCGGCCCGCTAACCACCACCATTAAACAATGTGTCCCTAATCACATGTTTTCATGTTGACAACACATTGCCAACCCACTAGTCTTTAAGTATCGGCAAACAAACAATCGGAAGGAAGCCGAAAAATGAAAACCTCGTTCGCGTGTGACCTTGAAACAATGGCCCGCCTTGCAGAATACGAACGCGACTACCAGGAACGCTATTTTCTGCCTGTCGATAGCGCACGCAAAGGCGCGATTAGGCGCGAACACGAAGAACGACGCACTGCAAAGCGTGTTAATGCTTTGTTCCACGATATGATCGACCTGTCGAGCAAGATCAACGATGAATCTCTGCGCGGACACCTTGACCGTGACTTGGCTAACACCGCTGTTGCAGCACTGACCGCGCTTTCCAAGTCAATCAACAAGTGACGGATAACACAGTCTAGCGGGTTGACAATAACCCAGCAACCCGCTAGACTGAGAGTATCAACAAAGACAAGCCGAAAGGTGAAAATCATGATCCGACTTACTATTGACGATGAAGCCCGCGCCCTGTCGGCATGGTCACACGCCGAAACCTTGTACGTAGGTGAAGACGTTATCTTTGCCCCGCGTTGGGCAACACACGTCTGGCGCGCGCTCGTGGATGGGCATCTCTACTTTGTCGGTCCTAGCGACCTTGCAGAGATGCCCCTAGGTATCGACGCGGATACCCGCGAACTCTACTAAACAGCACACACACACAGAAAGCGAAAGCAAAAAATGCGAGACACGACACACGCAATTGTTACTAAATGGACCGAGTACCGTACCCCTAGCGGGCGGTGGTCCAAGGTCCGACACGGTGAAACAGAGGAAGATTTTAAGCCACATAACCTGCGCAACTTTTTCGATGCACAGTTTCCCGGCGAACGGCGCGGTTACGCATACACCATGCACGGATACCTGCCCGTGAGTGTGACTGTCCCTAGTCCCGATGGAAGCGAGCGCAGCGTTTACAAGTTCGCCTATTACACCGGCCCGCGCGAGATTGTGCATTACACGTACGAAGACTAATTAAGTCTTCAACTTCCCCCGCTTAATGGTGAGTGTCAAGGTTGGTTCAATCCCAACCGGGGGAACGATGCAACACCTCGGTTGTGTCGCACAAACCGAAAGGCAAAGACAATGGCACACACTTTCAAGACTGACCCTTGGCACGTCAAGCAAGCGCGCGGGGCGGCGTGGCATCCCACGCAGTTCGCCCGCGAACACTCACCCTACACTAAGGCCCGCCGCGATATCTCAAAGCGTATTAGGGCACGTGAACGCCGCGAGATGGAACGTATCGCGCGCGATATGGAAGCGTGGGGCGATTACTTCCCAAGCGGCGCAACGTTGCGCGAATACGCTACCGATACCAACCGTGACGGTTGGCAGTACTGACCAATAACTACCACACAGAGGAAAACGAAAAACAATGGGTATTCTGAATGACATTGATAGCGCCGCATGGGACTTGCTACACAACCGGGTAAGTGGTTTTTACCCTGTCGCACGAAACTTTAACATTGCCGAAAACCACAACCACCCGATTTGCAATAGTCGGTTTGACGTGTACTCTTACACAACGCGCGTTGCAATGGTGAACAAGAACGAGAATGACGAATGGGAAACGCTTGTCCATCGTGACGCTTTCCACCATTCCACTACGACTAGCCGACACGTTCGCCGTTTCCTATCGGCAATGGTTGGTCGCCGCATTGATTGGGATACGCTTTATAAGGCGTGCGACCGTGAGTGCGACAAAGAGACTATTAGCGGTAACGGCGCGCAGTTTATCAACGTTAGGGAGGTCGCCTAAATGACTATCGAAAATGCCCTGTTGTCGGTGTATCCCAATCAACGCCTATATGGTACGCGCCCGCTTGGTAGTCGGTACTTCCTTAGCGAGGGTATGCGAGGGTATATGATTACCAACTCATTCACGGGTAAGGTTGTTTGCACGTGGGATAGCGTCGGTAATCTGTATGCGACAACAGACGGCCTCACACCCTACGAAAAAGCGCTGATTACCCGCGTACTGCGCATGTGGCGACACACGCCGCGTATTCTATGGAACGTATGGGACCGACACGCAACAAAGATTCAAGACAAATGGGGACGGCAGTACGCGCTAGTGAGTGTGCCTTAAAACACACTCTGACAACTTGACAACAACTCACAACCAAGCTACTATTTAGTCATAGGCAAACAGCCTACCAACCAACAACAGAAAGAGAGACAACTCAAATGCGTATCAACAAGGACACTATGACCGTTATCAAGGCCGCTACCACTGCTAAGATTACTTTCAGAAAGATGGGAGCCGACTACGGCGATAACCCTAGCGTTCTCGCCGCTATTGACGCGGTAGTTACTGCCCTTGATGGGCTGTCTGATGCGGTAGTCATGTCAGAGATTGAAGCCTAACCAATGGTAGGTAAATGCAAGTTCGATTCTTGCCTAGGGAACGATGCTAATCTCGGTGGTTAGCGACAATGACACCGAAAGGTAGAACTATGTCATACAATGAATTGCCCAATTGGTACGGTATCCCCGGTATCGTCTTTGAGTGGCGAGGTTCCCAAAGTGATGCACTGTTGCATTACAAGGGGCGCATTTTCAATGATCCTGATATTGAGGATGCATTGTGGGATAACTATCTGGAAGACGGCGGCAACCCTGATAATCACGATGAATGGGAAAGTTACGTAATGCACAACGCTATCAATTACTTGGAAGACGTAATCTACTTTACAGAAAGTGAGTAACAAAATGTTGGTGGTTATCCTACTGGGTATTATGGCTATGACCTGGTTTGTTTATGCGGGTACTCGGGCGAAAACTAACATACTTTGGTTTTTAAGTATGTTTAGCGCGTTTATATGTGGTTTGTGTGCCATTATCGGAATTGATTATATGCGGGGGTTCTAACATGTGGGAAGAATTGCTGAGTGTTATTAGTGACCGTTACTACCCGCTAGAATCTATGCAGGAACACTTAGCCGGGTATGTTGACCCTAAGACAGGGTGGGACCTGTCGCGCATCAACCCCTGGTTTACTGAACGTGGCTATGAGTTTGTGGGTCTGCTTGACTTGTTCTCTGAGAATGAACCTAGCGGCGTGTACGTGAACGTAGACGGCTACGTGTGGCGTTGTTGCACTAATGCCGCTGACAACAGTATCTATTGGTACTGGCAGTCAGACGATAAAGGCATGTCAATTGACGATATGCGCTACTTGCACGGATACGCACATATGTTCATCTGGGACAACGACACACAGACGTGTAGCGTAGTTCACATGGCAGAATGACTGTCAACCTGATAGACTAGAATCAACAAACAACCAAGCGGAAGCGAGAAACAAAAATGATTCAGACACAGTTTGCACACACTGTCACCGTTCCCGATGAATGGGAACACGATGGACACACTTTCCAAGTGTTTCATGATATTGACGCTGAGTGCCCTACTGAATGGTACGACTCGCTAGAGATTATCACCCTTGACCGTTACAGTCACACTAACCTCCCTACCTACGCGCCGTCCGATGGTGCTGAATGGGACGTGCTCGATATTATGCGCAACCAGTTCAGTCACAGTAGCGACCTGACCACTGAAGCATGGGATAACGCTTGCAAGGCATGTGGAATTGACAACCCAAACGTTATGATTACCAACCTTGGTAGCGAAAATGAATCTGTCGCTATCATTGCCGACTCTGATACTGACCTTGAGAGTTTCGTTAGCAACTACAACCAATGGGCCAATGGCTACGTGTGGGTTGTGTCGGACGAAACCACGGGTGACTCTCTGGCGGGTATCTATGCTGAGTCCGAGGAAGACGCTATTAAGCACTACACCGAAAACTACATGTGAGAAAGAGGGAGAAACAATGCCTAGAATTGACATGCTACTCGATATTGCCGCTGACTGGGACACTAAGTTTTGTTTCAGTTCTGAAGAATTGGGGGTTAGCAAGGGAGAATATGACTACGTGACACGCGGCGGTGACCTGCGCATTAGGGAAGATTTTGAGGTTATGGCCGCTGAGGCCGTGGACGACTTACACAAGCCCGTTACGGTGCTTGGTAGGACACTCAAGGCGAGTGACATTGCTAGGGAGATGCTGAGCGACGACTGGGAAGCCTATGTCAACAGCTGTACTGCCAACCTAATCGCAATGGATGAGATTAAGGAAGTCTGCTAATGTTCGCGGTCGCTTACTACGGCCTATTCCTTACCCTTGTCGCCTTCCCTGTTGCCATCTACTGCCACCTTACCGAAAACAACAACGAAAGTGAGAACAACAATGAACACTGAAAACCTCGTCAACAAGATTACCAAGCTCAACGCCGAGATTGCGGCCCTGACTGAAGCGCGAGACGCACTCAAGGCTGAACTGTGCGCACAGTTCAACGCGGGCGACAAGATTCAGGTAGGCGACACTAAGGTCACGTTCGCCGTGCGAAAGACTATCAACGCCGCCGCTGTAGAAGCACTGCCCGCGTTTAAGAAACTGCCAAAGGCAGTGCGTGAGTCGGTTTATGACAAGCCTAAGTTGAATACTAAGAAACTTGCCGCGCTTGATCTTCCGATTGATCTGTCGCCCGCTACTACCGTATCGGACGTGTACGCGACGTTCCGATGAATTGGAAGCAATACGGGACGGGCGACGGTGGATACACTGTCGAACAGGTGGAAGCCGTCGCCCGTTCCCTAGAAGAACAGGAACTGCAAGAATATTCAACCATGTGGCTTGAAGCGGTACGACAGATGCGGGCCGCTGAGATTATCCACTACAACCTTGGCGTGGGAGCCGAGGTAGAACTGCCCAACGGCATGTCAATTTATATCGAAAGTGAGTAATCAAAATGTTTAGCAACTATGTTGACGGCGACACATTCAACCAGCGCGAACTAGATAGCGATGTTTTTGCTGAATTATTCAACGCGAACGAGATTGACGGCTACCGACGTAGCAAGGACTCGGAGGAAGACTGTTACAACGCTTGGGGGTATTGGGACGAGAAGGGCCTGTTCTCTGACTGGCTGGAATGGCGTTTTGAGGAAGACGGCTACCTCGGCTATGACGACAACCCGCAAGACGGAATGTTTGTCTGGATGCAAGACTACGAACAGTGTGTCGTCCTGCCCGGCGACAATGAATTGCCGTCCGACGTGGTTGCTATGTTTGACCGTGACTCACTGTATGAAACTGTCTATGCAGAGGGTATTGTCCGGGACGGTGTTTTCTATGCCACTACTATTGCGAGGGAGCTTGACTAATGAATATCAACACACTGTCTGAAACCGGCGAGATTACTATCTTCCAAGACGCTGATACGGGCAACACGTATATTGTGGAACCAGTGCTGGGAACCACTGAACCTATAGATATGGCAGATGAGTCTTATCTGTTTATTGGGGACTGCGACGACTTTATGGAGTCCGATAACCCCGTGTTCAAGACGCTTGGTAGGTATATTGCAGTGCATGATGAAACACCTGCCAACGTGGGAGAATACGCTAAGTTGTTCAAGGGTGAACTGTGCTCACACTTCAAGTGCGTCGATGGGTGGGAGGACTATGACTTTATTGAGTCATACGGGCAGATTCTAGCGGTCAATAAGCGGCTAGGGGACGCTGAAGAATGGCTGTGCTATCTCAACATGTGGGACGACGGGAAAGTATATTCTGTCCTCGACTGTTCGACCGGGGTTAAGGTCACTGACATTTACGCTGAATACCATGAGGATGCACTTGAGCTTTATCTCAGGGATGGGGAGTTTGCATCACTGAAGGCACGAATCAACAAAGTATTGGAGGCTAACTAATGAACATGGAAGAGTTGACTAAGGAATACAGTATTGCGTGCGCTAAGGCAGTACGAGACGGTATTCACGCACTGGTGAGAAAGTGGGACAAGGATATTGTTAACTCACTGAATGAGCGTGACTACTGCATCTGCGCGGAATTGTACGGCGATAGCCTGTGCATCCTTGGTTATATTGGCATGGACGGTTACTATGGGTATACCCGGTGGGACAACAGTGATATGAACCAGCAAGTTCAAAAACTGTTCGATGATCTTGGGGCACAAGTTGTGCTCAACGCAATGATTCACTACGGCTGGGAAGAAACTACGCAGACAATTACTTGGAGGATCTACTGAATGACTTTCTCACCCCGCCACTACCAGGAACGTGTACTGGAAGGACTGGCAAATAGCAAAACACCGTACACGGGCTTGGTAGGCGCGGGCCTTGGTACGGGCAAGACGGCAATGAGCGTGTGGAACGCCCTCAATGCTTTCGGTGAGCGTATCGGGGAACAGATTATCCTCATTGTCGCTCCTGTCCGTACCGAGTCCGGTTGGCGCTCACACTGGAAGACGCTCGCAGGAATTGAGATGCACACGCTTTCGGGGAAGAAAACCAAGACTGCCCTTGCAGTGTGGGACGATCTGGAAAACCATACGCCCGGCGTGTACTTTATTACGTGGGAGCTTATGCGGTCCCGTAATAAGGAGAAGCGGTGGGACGGGCGCGCGAAGAAGTACGTCTTCAAGTCAATGGCTAAGCCGTTCTTTGGCATAGAGCTTGGGATGGTTATCGCCGATGAATGGCACCGCGCGTGCAACCACTCGTCGCTCAACTTTGACGTTGCGCGACACATTAAGGCACAGTACCGACTCGCACTGTCGGCAACACCCGCTGGGAACAAGCCCTGCAACATTTGGGCCGCGCTGAAGTTCCTATGGCCTAACCACTATGGTGGTTACTGGGACTTTTGTGAAAAGTTCTTCAAGGTGGAAGTAAACCCTTGGAGCGCGTACGGGAAAGACTTTTCGGGAGAACGTTCCCCCGGCATGGTCCGTCGTGGAGCGCCGTCCTATCATGAAGTCTCACAGGCCGAGGCCAACCCTGAATTGCCCGGCGTGATTATTCACCGCGTGGAAGTCGAACTGTCTCGCACGCAGCGTAAGATGTACGACGATCTGGAACAGAAGGCACTCACGTTCCTGGGAGAAAACCCGCTTGCACTGTCTATCCCGATGGAGCTTGACCTTCGTCTGCGACAGATGACGCTGGGAGTCCCCTCGTTTAATGAGGAAGGGACTGTCGATTACAAGGAAGATTGTAAGTCTTCCAAGCTGGATGCAATGATGGATATTATTGCGGACCTGCCTGAAGATGAGCCTGTCGTCGTGTGGGTGCATAGCCAGAAGTTTATTAAGGCGGCGCTGTACCGTCTGAAGAAGGCTGGGATCAAGGCCATTGAAGTTTCTGGCAAGTCTCGTGGTGACTTCCATGCCATGATTAACGGGGACGTGCGCGTCATTGTCGCTCAACACGAGGCCATGTCAGAGGGAGTTGACGGACTTCAGCGCGTCTGCCATACTGAGATATGGCTGAGTCAGTCTAACAGCCTGGTGATTAACGAACAGGCGACGGGACGACTCAACCGACAGGGCCAGACTACGGCTGTTAACCGTTTCCTGATTCAGGCGACCGACACAGTAGATGATCGTGTTCTGGGACGCTTGCAGGAACGATTCGACAAGCTCAAGGCATCCGGCCTTATCTGAAAAACAAACCAACAATTGAAGGGAGACATAACATGTCTTACAACAACACCAACAAGAACTTCGATGTTTCTTCAACCGTCTACTTTATTTTCTGTATCTTGTTTGTCGTAACGGGTGTCTGGTTCCCCACTGCGTTCATGTGGGTTGTGTGGGCCTTCGTCGGCTATGTCGCTGTGGTTATGGTGATTACGATCATTGCCCTTATTGTGGCAGCTGTTATGGTCCATAAGGCGAGTAAGTGGTTCTGAGTCATGGAGATTATTCAGTTCAACCACAAGACGGTAGCAAACCTCCTGAAGAAGTCAGTAGAAGAATACTGGCTCAACGACAAGGATGCCTATATCCGCTTCACGGATGGGAGCGTCGTCTGTATCCATCTGCTTAAGTATAGCTGGTCGGCTTACGTGACCCTCGATAAGCTGAACGATGAGAGGGCTAGTAGGAATTTCCAGGACGATCAAAACGTATGGCAGTTACAGTGGGACGAGGACGAGGACGAGGACGAGCCATACACCTCTCGCACCGTGTCAATTTACTTCGACAATGCACGCTACTACTACCACGAAAACCACTACGACTACACGAAGCGGGAGTACCTTCCCGTCATTGAGTTCCACTACTACGAAAAGGGAGAAGAAGTTGCCCGTAACGATTCGTGATATTTACGCACCACCACTTGGTTTTGGATGGGAGAATCTTCCCACCCGATACGTCAAGCGACAGTACCTTGACATTGAAGACGGTCTGGTCACTACGCCTAGCGGCGCGGTCCTGGGGACGGGTACGCTGCCTAACGGGCGGCTTGCACTGATCAACGACAGGGGCACAGTGTGCGCTCAGTGGTGGTCCGCAAAGGATGAGATGGTTGTCGTTGACCCATTCGACAACCGTGTGTTTGTCGTGCCTAGTGTTGACGATCTGAAGTGCAATGCGCGAGAGATGACCTCAGCACAGATCGACGTTAAGGCAGCACGCCCTCTGGACCTGTCGATCATGTGGACCGACCCTGTTGCAGGTGAGTGTGGTTTTGACCGGGACGATCTCTCGATTGGTGAGCACCACTATTACACTGACCGTCTGAATGGTACCGTGCTCCTGAGCCTTATTGAGGACGCAGACGGCAACTACGTGGTGTCCCGCAACTCGGTGCTGTGTCGTCTGCTGCGGTACGTGGATGGGGACCGTTTCGCCTTCAGCGACTACCGTAAGAAGGCTATTCCGGGACTGCTGAACGACAACGGCGGGCTGTCGGACTTTGCCCGTAAGGTGCTGCTGTGGGCCAATAATCTGACCGATGAGCAACGGGAGATTCTTTCTCGATGAGAGAGTACATTAAGGCCGCGCGGGATGAGGCCGCTAAGTCCCGCTGCGACAGGGCACATGTGGGGTGTGTGATCGTTGATCGTGCAACGGAACAGGTTGTGTCTCGCGCGTTCAACGAAACACCCAACGGCCTTGAGCCGTGCGACACGGGCGGGCACCGGATTGTGGATGACCACTGTGTGAACACTGTTCACGCGGAACGTAACGCGATCAGGAAGATGAGAGAACATGGGAGCGAGTACACGCTGTACGTGACTCACTACCCGTGCCAGGGGTGCGCGCATCTCATCTCGTCCTGTCCTGAGATCGTGGAGGTTGTCTACCTCGGGGACTACAACAACTCTAGCGAGGCGACAGCTCTCCTGAGCGGCCTGTCGAAGGGAGTTCACCGTGGGGAAGAATAGGCTAGTCTTGCAGGTACCACCCGATTGTATGTTCACGGCTATTGAGCTGAACAAGATTGAGAAGACGGGGTGGTATGTCAAGGAAAACAAGATCATGTGTCGTACGACGACAATGCCGGGCTTTGGTACCAGAGCATTGCGCAAGGTTCTCACACCGGGAGACTTTCTGGTTCTCATTGAGTCTCCACTAGATGACTTGCATAATTTTGCGTGGAATATGTACGTACTGAAAGAAGCCGAGTATAGGAGGTGGTTAGAGCGTGAGTGAAATCTACGACAATATTATCCGGGAGTTGACGAAGCCCTCGGAGCGGGACAAGCAGCGTAAGGTTGGGCCGTCTGAGCTTGGAGACCTGTGTGAGCGTTGTCTGGCAGAAAAGCTGTTGGGAGTCCACGAGGAAGAAAAGACTCACCCTCTCGCACCGATGATTGGGACAGCTTTCCACTTGTACCTTGAGAACACGATTGGCCTCGAAGGGTACTTGAAGGAAACACGGGTTACTGTGGGGACGATTGAAGGATACGGGGAGATTCGTGGCACTGCTGATGGGTTTGACGTGTCTACTGGACACGTTGTTGATTACAAGGTCTTGTCGAAGAAGAAGATCAAGGCGTTTTCGTCTGCAACATTCTTTGATGAGGATCGCAACCCTGAGTTCTACTCGGACTCGATGACCGAAGGCCAGCTCAAGAAGTATTATTACCAAATGATGCTGTACGGTCTTGGTATGGAGAACGCTGGGTATGAGGTGAATCACACTTCCCTGATTTTGTTTCCCAGGGATGCTACGATAGAATCTGTCACAACGGCAACTCACGAGTTGTGCTTCAAGTACAACCGAGAAGCCGCCCTGGCTGTTCTGGAACGCGCCAACGAGATTTTCAAGTGGGCCAATGAAAACCAGGACAACCTGGGAGAACTCGACAGCCACCCCGGCTGTTACTACTGCGCTTTCAAGCGCTAAAAGAAAGGATAAACATGGGAAAGTTCGACTCGTTCCTCAAGAACATCAACGTCGAAGTGTCTAACCCCCGAATCAACACCCCGAAGCTGAAGGTACTTCTGTACGGACCCTCCGGCACCGGCAAGACATCCCTCGCCTCGACCGCATCCACTGTCGAAGAGCTGGGACCTGTCCTCTACATTGACTTGGAGCGTGGTACTGCGCCCGCTGCCAAGTATGGTGACCTCGACAACCTGCTGATCGTGCAGCCTGCCTCCTACAAGGAGTTTGCAGACCTGCTCGTCAAGATCAGCAATGCCAAGGACCGCCCGTTCAACACTGTCGTCATCGACACCATTGACCGACTTCAGGAACTTATCAAGCTCCACTTCGCTGCCACAAAGCCCAATGACAGCTTTGCCATGTGGGCGGCAACCTACGACAAGGTGTTGGACCTGGTGAATCAGATCGCGTTCGACCTGGGACTGAACATTATCTGCATCACCCATGAGAGCCGGGAGATCACCGAGACTGAGCGCCTGTCGCTTATCGGACCAGCGTTTGAGGGCAAGCAGAGTTTCAAGAAGTTGCCGAGCATCTTTGACATCATCGGTCGTATGACGTGGGAGGACGTGGGAGAAGACGGGGAAGAAAACCTCATCACCGTCCTGAACGTCAAGTCTGCTTCAAGTATCCTCACCAAAACCCGATTCGACAACATGCCCGCAATGGTTGGTAACCCGTCGTTCGACAAGATCATGGGCTGGGTGCATGAACACTTCGAGAACGGAAAGGACACGACTGAAAATGACGACTAGGTATCTCTCTATCAACGATGCGTCTGAGCGCACGGGGGTTGGTCGAACGACCATCCTGTACCGCATCAACACCGGGAAGTTCCCACAACCTGACGCAATCGTTACTTACAAGCGAACTGCCGCCCTCGGGTGGCTACCTGAAACAATCGAAGAATACAACACCAACAAGAAGGAGAACTGATTACAATGAACCTCGCTGAACTTATGTCTATGCCTGTCCTCGAAGGTGGAGCTTTCGAGCCTCTTCCCAAGGGCAAGTACAAGGTCGCTGTCGATTCCTGCACCTTCGGCCCGTCCAAGAACAACAAGCCCATGTTCACAATGGACTTTGTTGTGTCTGAAGTTATTGCGACTGAATCTAACCTTCCCCACGAAAAGTTGGAGGGTCGCTCTATCCGCAACTGGATGGTTCTGGCTTTCAAGAATGGCCTCCACTGGGACCTGCCGAAGGTCTGCGACCTCTCCGGCAACCCTCTCCCTGACGACCCTGCAAAGCGAGACGAAACGTTCTTTGAGAATGTTGCAGCAGGACTCGTTGGTGCGACTGTCACGATTGTTGTGGGCAACAGGGTAAACAACATCACCAAGGAAGTCATTGAGGGCGAGACCACTGTTGATCGTGTCGCCTGGGACGAGGCCAAGACCAAGAAGAAGTCCAAGGCATCCAAGATCGAACTCTGATCTTCACTAGGCGGGCCGCATCTTGACAACCAGGTGCGGCCCGCCGTACTATATACAAGCAGAAAGGAGAGCAATGGACCTCAAAGAGTTCTTCCAAGCAGTCCTCCCAGCGGGCGAAGGCTGGACACCAATCATCCTCAAGGGGCCTATGGGCGGTCTCACCAACTTCCGCTGGTTCGAGCTGCCCACGCAACTCGACAAAATGGTGGCATACGCCGAGGCTAACGCTGATCTGGACGTGTACTACTCTCCATTCCTTTACACAAAACCTCCGGCCCTGTCGAACACGAGGCACGCAGCCAAAGACAACGTGACCAAGGCAGCGTGCGTCTGGGCAGACGGCGACGATTGCCCTACCGACAAGCTCCGCATCCAGCCTACAATCACTGTTCAGACCAGCGAGAAGCACTGGCAGGGATACTGGCTACTCGAAGACGCAGGCGACCTGTCCAACGACATGCTCGAAGCCCTTTCTCGGGGACTCTACGAAGCTCACAAGAACGACGGCATGGACCGAGGCTGGCCCCTGTCGAAGAAGCTCCGCGTCCCCTTCACGCACAACCTCAAGAAGGCGAAGCCCTGGGAGATCACCCTTGGGGTGAACGACGAGGCGATCACCGCAGCAGAATTCGCGGCTGAGTACCCACCTGTCGAACGTATGGGCATTGAGGAAGAAGACTTCCCCACTGACATCCCCTCCATGTTTGAGGTGTTGGGCATGGTGAACCGCTCCTACATCACGGACCTTGCTACGGACGATTCTTTCAACACTGAGGAAGATCGTTCATCGAAGATGTACCATCTTCAGTGTGCCCTATGGGAAGAAGGTTGTTCAATTGTTGAAGCATTTGCCGTTGTGCGCGCCACCGAGTTCAACAAGTTTGAGGCAGACGGACGCGGCGACGGGTACCTGTGGAAGCAGATTAACCGTGACTACGCACGCTGGAAGGCAGAACACAGTGGGCCGACAGAGAACGATCTCGAAGCATCGACCCGTATCGGCGCATCGTACCTTCTGAGTGAATCGCGTGAGCTGTCGTTGCAGGATGTTGACTTCCTACACGGGGACGAGGAAGAACCGATGGGCCTTTTTGTTGACCAGTTCGCAGCATGGGCATCAACCAAGTCTGCAATGGCCCCTAAGCAGTTCCACTACGCGGGCGCTCTCGCTATCCTGTCGTCCATGTTTGCTAAGTACGGCTTCCTGCCTACGAACGTGCAGAAGATGCCACTGAACCTATACTTCATGGTTCTGGGACGTACTACACAGTCCCGAAAGTCCACGTCACTTCGCCTCGCTGAGTCCATGATGCGAGACGTGGCTGTCGGCATCGGCAAGGGGCCTGACGCTTTCATTGCACCGGAAGACTCGACGGGTGAAGCACTGTCTGCATACCTGCGTACCAAGCCGAAAGAGTCTGGTCTATTCGCAATTGACGAGGTACAGGACTTCTTTGCACACGCGGCGCAGAAGGGTAGTTACATGGCATCAATGATGCCATTCCTCACCAAGTCTTACGATGGCTACATTCCGGCTGTCGCACGTAAAGACAAGGGAGGCAAGGTTGCGTACCAGACTGCGACCCCGTATTACATGACGTTCTACGGGACAGGCATTTTGGACCAAGCCGCGAAGCACCTAACGACCGAGAAGGTGGAGTCCGGCTTCACGCCTCGCTGCCTTGTCGTCATTGACGACCGCGACAAATACATCACGTCCTCCCAGGACGTGAAGCTCGTGACCGTGAGTGCATCGACAGGCAAGATTGAGGACAAGCAGAGGGACTTCATGCTGTCGAACTTGATCAAGTCTGTGACCAAGTTCGATGTGGCTTTCAACGCTCGCCGTGCGCAGCGCATGGAAAATGAGGAAGTCCGTATCCCCGTCGAGTTTGAGCCGGGTGTGTTCGAGCGGTGGATTGAGTTCTCGGAAGAGGCCAAGGTGCTGGCCGAGCGACATATGCTGAACAGTCGTGAGTTGTTTCCCGGCACTGAGCGTATGACGTTCTCGGTGTTGCGTATCGCCGCTCTGCTTGCCATGTATAACGGTCCGACGACAAAGGGCACTGTCGTTGTTACGATGCGGGAAATGCTGAAGGCTATTTCTCTCGCGTCTATATGGTTGTCTTCTAACGAGGTGTTCATTCACCACGTGAAGAATAGTAACTTCAGTAATAAGGTTGATAAGCTCATTAACTTCGTTGCGCGCACTGACAATGGCATGGTTTCGATTCCGAAACTCATGTTGAAGTTCCAGTCTGAAATCAGCGGTATGCGTGAACTGAAGGAAATCATCACATATGCCCAGGCACGTGGAGTAATCCAAGAAGTCGTGAAGGGCAAGACAAATAACGAACGATTCATTAAGTACACAGGAGGGCAAGTATGAAGATTCTAACTGAAGACTGTGACAAGCTGCCTGTTCTTGCGCAGATTCTTCTTAGGCGGGCACTCGTGGTATCCGGCCTTCCAGAGGACGCGCACGTCGAAATCACTGACGATGTGAACGATGATGACATCAAGATCACACTCGGCACAGTCAAGGGTTACAAGGGCAAGGCGTACAAGGCACTCTCACCTAAGCAGATCGTCACTAATCCGCAGGCTGGTCTGTTCCTCGCTCAGGCGTTGCAGTACGCCTACCTCGGCGCAGAAGAACTTGGTCTGAAGCAGGGTAAAGACTGGGTGATCTGGCAAGGCGAGGATATCTCGTTCAAGCCGGGTACGCTGATTGCTCTCGATATTGAGTCCGCAGGCGACATTGACGAAGATACCTTTGCTGCTGGCCGCATCCTGTCAATTGCACTATGGAACGGCAAGTTTGGTGTCGTTATCCCTGAAGAGCTTGCCGAGACCGACAAGGCAGCAGACCTTATCAAGCGACTGTGCGACACATGTACTGTCATCTGTCACAACGGCACGTTCGACATGCCATACCTGTCGAAGCGTCTGGGTATCCGTGTGTACCATCATGAGGACACGCTGCTCATACACTTCGTGCTCGACAACCTGGCTGGTGAGCATGGCCTGAAGCCTCTTGCTCGCCGCTGGTTGCGTGCCGAGGACTGGGACTCGGATGCGAAGTCGTACTTGAAGGGTGGAGCGTACTTCGAGAACATCCCCAGGGAAAAGCTCTACGAGTACAACCTGGCAGACGTGGTATGGACCTTCAAGCTGTACGAATACTTCCTTCCGATGCTCAAGAACAGCGGAAAGTACGACTACTACCGCTACCGTATGCAGGTCACGAAGGTTCTGAACGATGTGCAGATGAACGGTGTTGCTGTGTCGCTCGATGCTCTTGACGAGCTTGAGAAGAAGTACCAAGAACAGTGCGACAAAGCGCTTGTGACGCTACGTGAACACGCGGGCGAGGACTTCAACCCCCAGTCGCCTAAGCAGATCAAGGACTACTTCAAGGCCAAGGGTGTGTCGTCCCCGTCTTTCGACTCAGACCACCTGAAGAAGCTACGACGCGAAGGCAAGGAGACCGAGTTCATCAACGCTCTGCTTGCCTACCGCTACGCAGCTAAGGTGATTGGCTCGTTCATTGCTAACGTGCGCCGGAAGGTTGGTGAAGACGGGCGTATCCACCCATACTACCTGCCTCATGGTGCGAAGACGGGGCGACTGTCTGCTAAGGGTCCAGCGATTCAGACGATGGGGCGCGACAGTGGTATTAAGCGTGCCCTTGTCGCTGCACCGGGGTGCAAGATTATCTCGTGTGACTACTCGCAGGCTGAGCTACGTACTGTCGCTGAGCTTGCCGACGACAAGGCTATGATTGCTGCCTTCCAGCCAGGTGCGCCTGACTTCTTCGATGACCTGATGACGAAAATCTGGCCTGAAGAGTTCCCAACAATCGAAGCATATGAGGCGTTCAAGCACGAACAGCCAAAGACTGCTAAGAACCGGCGCGCACTGGTCAAGAGTGTGGTGTACGGCCTCAACTATGGCCGTGGTGTTGCCGCTATTGCGACAGCCCTTGAACAGCCTATTGAAACTGCACAGCATGTTGTCGATCAATACCTTGGTGCATATCCAGGACTTCGAGACTGGCAGACACGAGTACGACACAGTGTTGGACGTAGGGAAGAAGACAACGAACGTAAAACCAAGTTCGGCCTCACGTTCAATCCGCTATTCGTGTCGGACAACAACTACAGTTCGACACAGAACGAAGCACTCGCCTTTGTTCCGCAGTCAACTGCTAACGACATCTGCCTCAACGCAGCAATCAAGATCAACGAACAAGTTGATCAGTATGGGGCTAAGCTGATTGGCCTCGTCCATGACGCTACCTACGTTGAGTGCCCGGAAGAAACCATCGAAGAGTGCTCGAAGATGATGGAGCGCGAAATGGCTAAGGCAGCGACACTGGTTTTTAACCGCTTACCGTTTGCCGCTGAAGCAGAAGTCGGCAACAACTGGGAGGAAGTGTGACAGACTACAAGCAGGCACCCTGTAGTGGAGCACCGACCGAATGGTTCTACGACCCGACACTCTACGAAACAGTTGTGAGGGCTTTTTGTAATGAGTGCCCTGTCAAGGAACAATGCCTTCAAGACTGTCTGATAGCTGAAGAGACACCAATCGACGGCAAAAAGTTCCGCTCTGGTATTTTTGGTGGCCTCTCACCGACAGGCCGAAACAGGCTCATGGGTACCGGATATGCAGTCATCACCGAAAACTGGATGGAGGAAGATAATGACGACGACAGTAATAGCAATTGACCCCGGTGTGAACACCGGCCTCGTTGTGGCACGTGTTGAAGAAGAGGTGGAGATTCTACACTCCGACCAGTTCATCTGTGCGACACACACTGAGACAGCGGAACACATCAAGCACTACCTTGACGAGTACCCGCAGGCTACTGTCGTTGCTGAACAGTTCGACCTGCGACCTTCTAACAAGTTCACAGCAGACCTTACCCCCGTGAAGGTCAACGCAATCCTTGACTGGTTTGTCGATGACATCCACTACCAGACCCCGGCTCAAGCCAAGGGCCTGGTCAAGGACGCGACACTCAAGAATCTCGGATGGTGGCTCACTGGTAAGGACGTGGACTACAAGGACGCAAACGATGTGAGAGACGCATTTCGACACCTTGTGTACTACCTTGTTCATGAGCTGAAACACAAGTGGACACTCGACAATGGGTGGCCTAGATAGCGAAAACCCCTCTGCTAGGAAAGGAGAACTAGCAGAGGGGTTTTCTGTGCCTCACACCCAACAACACTCACACGGAGGTGAATAATTGTCACCGACTAGTATAGCACATCAACCGATCTTCGCAGCACCGACTACCAGGCCACCCCAACCGACGTTAGCGCCTGTCGAACAAGTGATCTTGACCGCAACCGCAACACTCTTGTTAGGTGTGTTGGCATAGTACGGGATAGGACTACCTGTGAACACGAAACAACTTGGCTGCTTGTACGTATTCATAGCACCGACGTTCTTGTGCGGGGCACCTGCGACAGAGCAGAAGAGGTCGATGTTCGCGTTGACCGCACCGGCTGTAGAGTCATTAGAAATCGTGATATGTGGCGTGATTAGCCAAACACCCTTCTTTGGCAGCATAATGTTCTGGCTAATCTGCGCATTAGCGCCATTCACACCATAGCGGTACCACGTACCAAAGGCGCGGTTGTCGTTAACGTAATCGACTTCGATGTCGCCACCGCTGACCTTAGTCAGCTGTCCATTCGTGTTGACAAGGAACTCGCCAGTGTCCTTACGGTAAATCAACACATCGAACTGTCCAGCACTAGCCTTACGAATAGCGGCCAGCTTAGTGTCATAATCGCTCGCGTTATTAGCAATAATGACACGGCCCTTTTGCAGACCCTTCACAACATCCGATACGGAGTTGAAACCGAGATTCATAAACACCGGCCACGACTGCACAATATCGCTGTCGCTGTAATTCCAGATGCCCTGATCGTTAATCGTACCCATGTTAGTACCTCACTCCCGAGAGTTGGACAGACAAATGTGCCCGCCCATTGTAATTGTCAATGTAACCAGGCTGTCCAAGCAACCCCTGAAACCCAATAAACGCATAGCCATACTGGAAGTTATCGAAATCAACAACCATCGTAAACGACAACGAACAAGACAATGCGTAGCGAGTTGAATTATTCTGACGCTCGAAAATCGAGTTAGCGTGGCTAACAAGTTTTCGCTCACGCATCTGGTTATCGCGCACACCAACGACAGCCTGGGGGTGCGTGTAGTTAGAAAGGTCAATCTCCTTCGTTGGCAAGTAGAGATAACCTGTGATTGACAACTGCATGAACGAACCAGAATAACCCCAGTCAAGGGGCAGTGTCCACAAGTCCTCATACGCACCAATACCGGGCCTCGCACCTGGCTGTTCAATGAACAACTCATGGTAGAACGGCTGGGCAACACCATTAGCAGCACGTGTCGAAGTCAAGGCACTAACAGCATCATAAGAATTACTAACCTTGCTCTTCATCAAGGTCATGTCATTCTCAAGATACGCTACGCGCCTGTCAATGTCACTTCCCCATGCCTGGGATGGTGTCGGCAGATTGTGCTTCATTATGCGTCACTCCTTTCAACGTCAACTCTCGAAGCGTAATACCAGCCTCAAGAGGATAATCCGCAACACGTGGCCTATCGAATATTGTAGCAACATCCGACACCTGAGTAAGCGCTTCACAAGAGGCTTTCACACTCGACTCATCATACGAAGCTGACTTGATATGCCACGTAAAGCGGTCATACACCGCTGTCGTTCCAGCAATGCGCCCAAACACCTGCTGATTCGACACCACAGGCTTGTTCTTCGTGAACTCCAACAAGTCGTCCATGATCTTCTTCATGGTCGTACCTTTCGGCCACTTCTCAGCAGCCTTCTCAGGCAACGGTGCGCCCGTAAAAGCATCGACATCGGACAAGTACACAGGTTCACGCTCGAAGTCATATACAACATCCGTGTATGACTCGTGCATCGGAACAGTGCCAGTCCAATCCATCTCAGCAGAGTAGCCAAACGCGCTCTGAGCCTTATACACACAAGCCTCGAACGCCTGGGTCTTAGTCGTTAGGTTCATGCTGTCGATCTTCACAGCATCCGTCTTGTACGGGTAGCCTGTGTAGAACGTCAACGTCTCCTGATCACACAGGTAAGCGTGCCCGTAAATACGTAGTGTGCTGTAGTCGGTCTGACCGTCCGACTCGGCAATACGGTAAGGGGCTAGACGCTCATTCGACATGCCCGTCACAGTCACTTTGATCTGGTTCGCCTCGTCACCTTTCTCGATATGGAGCGAACCACCCTCGGCATACCACTGCGCGGGTGTAATCGGCTTGTTGTCTTTACCAACGACTGAATACACAGAACGAGCGAAATAGACCTGGTTGTTAGCGCGAGTCCTAATGTTGAAATCGGTGCCAACCTCGTTAGGCATCACGCACTCAGGCTGAGAATACAGGTAATCAATCGTCCCTTGAATCTCAAGCACAAACTCTTTAGTCTCGCCGGACTCTACCGACAAAACCTCAGCAGCCTTAATAGACTCAACTGTCGTCTTGTTGTTGGACGGTTGCGGGTGGATAAGACTAATACGATCTTCGCCTGGAACAGTAGGCTGAGTACCCCCAATATTGCCAGATTTGTAGTCCGAGGACGCGGCATGGACTACAGGAGGGTAGTAGGTACACTCAATATGTGAGAAAGGCTCACCAATAACCCACTGAATCGAATAGTCTACAGTAGAGCCTTGGAACCTCGTAAGGACCGTGTGGTTCTCAAACAGCACAATCGTGTCATAAACCCACGTAATCTGATAATTGTTAGCAGACAAGAAGCTCTTGAGGATAGTCCACAAATTACCCTTACCGCCAACAAAATCGTACGTTTTAGTCGCAATAGTGGTCTTAGGTGCAATAAATGGGTTACGCTCATTAGCAGTCGGCTTAGCAACATACACCTTTGGGGACTCGACACCCGCAGCCTTAAACACCTGCGCAATAACCTTATCCATCGTCACGTCCTGAAGGTGCTTAACCTCAGCAGACACATCAAGACGATAGAACGGGTCATTCAACGTCGCAGACCAAGACCACGGGGTGTTCGTAATTGACCTGACAAATGCGTGAGTACGGCCAAAGATAGGGCTGTCGAGACGAATCTCCTTCGTCATCACATCAGCAGCCTCAACGTATCCGGCACCCTCAAGAGAATACTCAGAGAAGCCGCCTGTCGTAGAATCACGATCAAGAGAAACAGCATCCTCAACGACAGACCAGCCAGTCAGCTTGTTATTAGTAAAGCCAATAGCCTGCATCACCATGAGTAAACCTCTTCCAACGTCACAGAAGCCGTGTAATGACCGCGATAGTTGTTGACAGTCACAACACTAGCCGAGCCAGGAACAACCTGAAGGTTGCCGCCACCCGAAGGGTACGCGAACTCATACAGGTTAACGGCTGTGTCGATGTGTGTATCCTCGGGCACGATCTGAAGCATAGTCCAATCGAGTCCACCTTCAAACCTCGGAAGAATCGACACCTCCCACAAACCGGGATCAAGTGCGCGCACCGTATTCTTATTGATAGTGAAGGTGTCAGAGACACCAGTCAATTTACGGAAATTAAACGCAAACGGACTCTTACCATCTTCCGGCCCAGACGACAAAAACACGCCTTTATGGCCTTCAGGCACAAGAACACGCTCAGTGTAACTTCCAACCTTCGACAAAGCCAAAGACACCTGCCGCCCATTCAGACGATCAACGGTAGACTGGAACTTGTTGTTCATCTGAAGGACACCACTCTTCAACACGACACCCGGATGTCCAGACTGAGAATTGTTAGCCTTCATAGGGAACAGTGCTTGCTTACCCCAATCATTGAAAGCAAACGGCGAACCAACATGGTAATGCAAGTACGGCAAACCCATCAAAGGCGACAACACGTTCTTCATCGAGAACGGGTCCAGATACGTCACCCACTCGCCCGTCCTGTTCATAAACAGCTCACGGAACTTATTAGCCTGCTCACGATTCAAGAACGACCACGATAGCTCATAATGCCTACCACCATACACAGAACCGCCCATGTAGGCCATACCATTCAGAAGGCGCTGTGAGTCGCCCGAATGGACATTAGTCGAAACAGGCGACTCGTCCGGTGCGGGGAACCACTCAACAATGTCGTTCCCCACACCGAAACAAACCTCACGGGTTGCGCAACCCCTAGTAGACACCACGATTACCTGTCCTCATATTGCCGTTGTCGATGCTCTGGCTAATCGAGCGACCATCAAGCATGATCGAAGTCGAAACAGCCTTCACCAACTGATTAAACTGTGCTGGGTTAATTGTAACAAGACCATCACCACCACCCATAGCATAGACACCACCCGCCGACACAGGAACCTGCATCGTGTTTAAGGCGTTCATGAAGTTCTTGCCGTAGAAATCGACAGCGGGCTGAGAAATCACGTACTCGCCGCTACGGACACGGAACATACCCTTACCGTCCGTAGCCATGAGGTTGTCGGCCTTCGGGTTAGCCGGAGGCCGACCAGGCAACAAGCCACCACCTGCAAACCCAGGCAGATAGTTAGCACTCGACAGCAGACCGCCAGTGTAGATAGTTCCGATGTTCCTACCAGAACGGGTACGAACAGTACGGTTCTGACTACCCAGCGGATTCATCCGCGCGGCATTAAGCGCGGCGGCATAAGACGCTTCATCAATCTGGTAACGAATCCTGACATTAAGCTCACTATGGCTAGGCTGGACAGGAACAGTCACACCATTAGAGTGAAGCGAGTCAATAGCATCCTGTGTCGAACCGACAGTGCCATTATCGGTCACATGCTCCTTCACCTCACGAGGAACCTGACCGATAGTAGAAGTCAAGCTGTCGAAAGCTCCAGCCAATTCAGTAACTTCACCCTGGTTGAACCCGAGCTGAGTAACCTGGTCAATAAACTGCTGCTTCAGCGATTGCGTGTACGCCTCAATCTCCTGTGTCGAATGACCAGCAGCAGCATACGCCTCAATCAGACCAATCATCTGAGACTGCAACGACCGCAAAGCCTCACGGTTAGCAATAGCAGCCTCCGTGTAGCCCTTCAGTGCAAACTGCCCAGCCTGAAGAGTTGCGATCTCCTTGTCGTTGTCCGCAATCTTCGATTGACCTTCATTGATCTTCTGCTTAGCCTCGTCAATATCAACCTGAGTAGACTGCGCACGCTCCGTGTCACCATACTTCACAGCGACAGCATGGAAGAACTCGGCATCGTGCAACTCCTGCTGGTTCTTACGCATATCCGACGCAAGTTTCTCATTCTCCTTACGGAGATCAGAAACCTTCTTCGTCGTGCCCTCAACATCTTTCTTCAGGCTGTTCAAGCCCTTACGGTAATTGTCCTGAGCAGTCGTAGAGCGCCACCAAGTAGTAAGCGCCTTGTCGAGCGCAGACTTCAGACGGCTAAGGAAGTCCTCGAAAATCTCAGCAGCAGTCTTCGTTTCCTTCTTTGCACGGCCCGCACCGCCACCTCCACCGGAACGAGGCGAACGGCCACCACCGCCCCCACCACCGGAGCGAGACGGCTTAGCCTTGAAGTTATTGCCACTAAACGCCGACGCAGCATTGTTACGGTTAGCAAAGGTTGGCATACGAATCTTGGACTTCTGTCCCGGAGTGTACGAACCCTTACCAGTCTTAGACTTCGCACCACCAATCGCACCCATGTACGACTGGATGGAGTTCCAGATAGCCTGCACCTTGCCAAGGAAACCCTGAGCCTGCGACACCGCCTGAGCCGCGTTATCAACCATCTGACCAAGCGACGCATCCGTAGCAGAATGGTCAACCTCGCCAGACTGGTACGGCTGAGCGATAATCGCGGCCATAGTGTCCCGTTGCTGCTCGAACTGGCTCATGTCGAAGCCCTGGGCAGCAAGGAAGTCAATAGTGTCTTGAATCGAGTTCTGAGCGTACTGGTACGCCTCTTCACCCGTATAGCCCATTTCCTCAATACCAGCCGCAGCAGCATTACCCATCTTCTCGAAGTAATCCGAGATAGCAGCAATGTTCGCCTGGCCGTCCGGGCTGTTCGGGTCCATCGACGTGCCGTGCTCCTGCATCGACTCGTACACCTGCTGCAACGACGAATCGAGAGCAGCAGCCGCATCGGTCGAAGAGAACATCTCATCGAGCACAGAGCGGATAGCCTCTGCCATGCTATGGAACTCGCCCTTAGCGTCACCGATCTTGAAGCCAGCCTCTTCTGCTGCGTCACCTGTTTCTTCAATACCCTGATTAAAGAGTGCAGCGTCATTCAGAGCGTCACGCATAGCGCCGCCGACACCCTCGGTCTTAGACTTCAGACCTTCTAGAGCTTCAATCTGCTGGTTGTACGGCTGAGCAGCTTCAGCACGCTTCTGGTTAGCAGCAGCATTGCCGCCACCCGTACCATTCATGGTGCCAGTGTCAACAATTGTGCTGTTAACAGCGTTAACAGCGTCAGCCTTGCGAGCCTTAATCTGATCGATATACCCGTTCACGTAAGCATCAGCAGCCTTCTGACCACCACCCTGAGCCTCAGAGGTGGACGCGAGCTTAATGTACTTAGCGTACGAGAAGCCCATATCGACAAGGGCCTGCTTAGTTTCCTTCGACATGTTCTTAAAGGCATCAGACCCTTGAACAGCATCCATAATCAATGCTTGGGTGTGCTCACCGATCTTCAAAGTCGAGAAGCCCATTGCCTCGGCCTGCTCGTGGGTAGCCTGAACAACCTGACCGGACTTATCAATGTAGTAACCAAGCGCCTGGCCGTTAGAGGTGAGAACTTCACCATTCTGTTCAATCGCTGCGTTCAGCTCCATAAAGCCAGTCTGTGTGCCATTACCGACTTCCTTTGTATCCTGAGCCAAAGCGTTCAGAATAGCTGAAGAGCCGCCCACAGCGTTCTTAAACTCGTCAGCCTTAGCCGACGACTCCTGGAAAGCATCACCCAAGTACGTAGCGCCGACAGACACGAGCGACAAGCCAGCCGAGATAGCAATACCCCACGGCCCACCAAACATAGCCATGAGGCCAGAGCCAACCGACGACAGCTTAGACAATGCGCCCACAGCCTGACCTGCGCCAGCAGCCACAGAAGCACCTGTAGAAACCGCAGACGCAGCAGCCTGAGCACCCTTAGCAGCCGCAGCCTTACCAGCCGCTGCGGCAACTGC